GGTCCCGCACGACGGCGGCGGTGCCTCCCTCCCGCATGCAGCGGGGCGAGCGCGGGGCGTGCTTGCAGGTGGCCGACTCAGCCCCTCGGCCGGCGGTGGGGTCGATCAGCGACGAGGTCGAGGCGGCCGGCGCCTGCGTGCCGCCGCCGTGGCCGCTGCCACTCCGGGCTGGGGAGCCCCCCGCCAGGTAGCAGGCCAGGGCGACCACGACGGCGGTGACGAGGATGGTGACGGCCGCCGCAGCAGTGGCGGCGGCGAACATGGCCGCGAGGGTGGGGCGGGCGTGACGGGCGGCTGGGCGGGCGGGGCGGTTCGTTCTCATGGCCCCAGTGTATGAACGCATACGCCCCGCCAGCAAGCCGCTGGCGGGGCGTATTCAGTGACGTGCGTCACCCTAGAAGACCTTGGCCTGGTACAGGGCCTCCCGCACCTGACCCGCGTCTCGGCCGTGCACGCGGAGGAACCCGTTGTCCGGATTGAGCTCGACGGTGGCAACGTTCCGCATCCCCCACGCGCAAGGCTCGCGCAGGACGATGTTCGGGCCGCAATCCTCGACGGCGCGGCCGGCGGCCTCCAGCGCCATGCGAGCGTCCTCCATGCGCTTCTCGGCAAGGCCCAGGCGGATAACGAGGGGGAGAACGTAGGTAAGGGTGGGGCGCTCCTCGGGGACCTCCGAGCAGTTCATGCGGAGAGGACCGACGGCGACCCACGGCTGCGGCTTCCGGTCGCCGTGAGTGAGGCGGGCCGAGTACCCCTCGATCGTGCCCCCCTTCGTCAGGTGGGCGGTCACCTCGACGCGCCCGCCCTCCCCGTCGCGCACGGTGACGGAGTGGTCGCCGTAGCGGGCGTAGGAGGCTCTCGGTTCGGGCAGCCGGCGCGCGGGGCCGAGGACGGCCCGCAGGACGCCCAGCAGCTCGGCGGCGATGCGGTCGACCTTCTCGGCGTAGCTCTCTGCAGGGGCGGTGCCCGTGTTGCTCATGTCACGTTCCTTTTGTGAGTTGGGTGGTCGGCTACGTACAAGATAAGGCTAGCGCCGCCCCTAATGACGGCGCTAGCCCATCTATCCCCACATTCAGGTGATCTCAGTCACCACCCCCACCGTACATCCGAGGGGGAGGATGCTCGGAGGCAGGAACTTATTCCCACCCTCCAGACGGTACTCATAGTGACCTCCACGGCCGCCGTCCTTGTAGATGCGCCGAATCTCCGAGATGGTGCCGTAGACGAGATACGTAGAGTCGAGCAAGGCCATGCCGGCCCGCAGGTCTCCCGCATCTATCACGTCGATCTTTACGGAGGCTCCAACCGGTATGACCTCTGGCATTGCCTACTCACCTCCCTGACTCAGCCGAGTGATCTGTCGGTCTAGGTACTGGCGGGCCTTGCGCAGGTCCTCCAGGCGCTTCTCCTCGCCGCCCTTACGGCCCTGTCGCAGCAGGTACTTGCCGCAGTTCCACAGCAGCGGGTCCGAGGGGAAGGCGGCGTCGAGCACGTCCCACGACTCGACGTTGGCGGCGTCGCTCAGGCCGAGGGCGGCGAGCTCCCGGCCCATCCAGGCGTAGTGGTCCGGGGACTCGACGGACTCGCTCCGGCCGGCCGCGTTCTGAACGTCAGAGGTCGGCGGCTCGTAGTCCCAGATCTCCAGATAGCGGCGAATCGGCGCACCCCACTCGGAGAATCCCTTCTCGCGGTAGGAGGGCTCCAGACTTTCGGGGACACACAGAGTCACGTCCCCGTAGCCGTAAGGGTTCTGGGTCGGGTCGCCCAGTCCGTGGGGTGGGTTGGGCGATGACCAGTAGAGGCGGCGAGACCTCGTCGGGGGAGCTGGGTCCCGGTCCAGGGCCTCAACGTACTCCTCAGGGAGCGTGAGATGGACGTCGGGCGCGAGCCCGTCCCAGACCTCCAGCCAGGCGCCGTCCCCGAGGTATAGCTCAACGGACGGATTCAGGTTCGGAAAGTCCTTCCGGTCGATGACGAAGGTCCCGTCCTCCAGGAGGATGCTGCCTCCACCCTCGACCAGGGCTACGCGATAGGTGGCCTTTAGGGCGTCGGCGTCTTTAGCCAGGTGGTCGAAAAATCCGTATTTACTCATGGCGCGTCCTTTCGGGTGAATGCTGCGCGGCGGTTGCGTGGGCGTCGCTCTCGGCGCTTCCGGGAGCGCTCTCCGAGCGCGAAGATTGGGAGGCCGGCGGCAAGGGCCGCGGCCGTGACCAGTATCGGGGAGATCATTCGGCCACCTCCTGACTAGTAGGACGGGAGGCCTCGCACTCTTCTAGGAGCGCGTAGTAACGGACCCGCCAGGAGTCTGACTCGCGAGCCTTGATACTTAGCTCGTCGATCTCCTCTTCGAGGGCGGCGATGTGGTGGATGAGGGCGTAGATGTCGCCGACCGCGCCCTCACAACCGTTCTTCTCATACTCGTAGTCCCGCAGCTTCTCTAGGATACTGGACGGGGCGCTCATCGCTCGCCCCCATCCCGGGCGCTCATCCACGCCGTCACGGCCTCCAGGGCGGAAGCTCCGAACGTGGCGGGGATCGTCATCCCTGTCGGGTAGACGCCCCAGCAGCGCTGACCGCAGCGCTTCAGCTGGGCGGCGGCCTGGCCGTTCTCGTAGACGAGACAGGTCTTGGCCTCGTGCAGCGTGCCGGCATCAAGCGGCTTGATTCGCGCCTGGGGGTGCTGGAAGACGCGGGTTCCGGTTGTCTTGGTCGGTGAGGTCTCGGTGCTCATGTTTCCTCGCTAGGGGTTGTAGGTGCGGGCTTGCCCTAAGCGTATGCAGCCATACGGCCCAAGACAAGCCCGCAGAGGTCAGATCAGCGTGAGAGGCGTCTCATCATCTCCGATCTTCGGCGGCTTGCGCTTCCACTGGCCGAGGACCTTGTCCACGGTCTGCCGAGTCATGCCGGAGACCGAGCTCAGGACGGACTTCGACACGCCGCGTGAGTAGGCGGCCAGGACCTCCTGCTGAAGGACGGCGCGAGCGAGCTTAGCGTCCCGACGAGCCTTGCGGTCGAGTCGTGCAGCCTTTTCTAGAGGATCGGCGGGTACAGACTCAACCCCGAACTCCGGCTCCAGGTCGTCGGTCTGAGAGGTCGGGAGGCGTTGCTCAAGGGCGTAGGCGCGCTCCTGAGAGTCCTCCAGGGCCTTCGCCTGCTGGACGGTCAGCGAGATCAGCTTGCGCAGATCCGCGACCATCGCGCGCTCGGCATCGATCCCGAAGGCGCCCCGGTAGCCCTTGCCGCAAGCCCACGCCTCCAGGCGCTTGGGCAGGTCGGCAACGTCGTTGATGGATGTCATAGGTGTCTCCTATAGGAATTTGGTGAATGAGTACTGGTCGGCGGGCACTACCTCCCACCACGCTCGCCGGGGTCGCCGGTAGCTCTCGACTGTCATCCTGACCTTCTCCAGGATCTCGCGCATGTCCCGGAATCCGGAAAGAACCTTCCGGGAGCCTCCGTCTATGGAGATAGCCAGGGTGATCCCGTAGTACTCCCGATCAAGACGTATCCGAAGCCCGGAGTATCGCAGTGTCACGGCCCGAGCACCTCGAGTCTGAGTCGGGGAGGATGTCGCCAGGCGAAGGCTGAGCCCGTCCCAGAACGCCAGGTTCGCCAGGTCGTAGGCCGCATCGAAACTGATACGAAGGTGCCTAGCGACGAAGATGCCAGTCACCTTGGGGAATATATTCAGCATCCTGGAGTCTCGCCGCCTCTCGGACCTTGCTCCCGCAGCCTGACCATGAACTCCTCACGCAGGGCGCGCCTGATATAAGGTCCCGGGAGATCCGGGTCCGGCTCATCCATGACGATCTTCTCTACCGTCCCGATTCGCCGGCCATCGATGTAGACTCCGCCGGGGTCCCGCGGATCCGGAAGATACCCCACGCGTACCGCGTCTCTGTCCAAGGTTACTTACCGCCCTCTAAACCCTCGGCCAGCAAGGCCAGCGCATAGTGAGCGATGGTGAGGACGGGCTCGGCCAAGCCATTGGCCAGCCTCCGCCGCCCCTCCGAAGTCTCGCGCGCCTCATCAACCCACGCAGCCGCGTCACCCGCTAGCGAGGCCATGGCGGGGAATCCTCCGACGGCCGGGTCAGATTCGACTCGGGACCGGACCTCTGCCAAGACCTCTGACTCGCTCCGCAGGGTGGGCCGGCTTCCTGAGGGAGCTACTTCTGCAACCCACTGGACGCAGATACGCACGATCGTGGCCAGAACCTGCTCTGCCTGAGGTCTCGGCCCATGCTCTACCCCTTGGAAAGTGGCGAGGGAGCCTAGAAGCAGGGAAAGATACACCTCAGATGAGGTGTCAAGGAGAGTCTTAGGCCCCTCCAAGAGCGCTTCCACCCGAGCCACGGCCCGGCCCAGCGGATACTGGGCCGAGAATTTCAAGGATGACGTGACCTTCAGTAGGGCGGACAGGCGACGCTCGGAGAGCGTCGACCCCCTGAACTCATCTCGCAATCGCTTCAGGTCAGCGGCGGGTACTGGAATGACTTCCTCCCACTCGTCGATGGAGTCAGTCTTGGTGCAGACTGGATCAACTAAGTTGTTTACGCGAGGGCCGCTTATGAGGAAGTACATACCTTCCGGCTCCCTCCGTATAGCGAGTGAGTCGTGGATCGGTTCCTCGTACTCAGTACCTCGGATGATGCGAATCAACTTCTTATCGGGCCAGGCAGTCATATCATTCCTCCCCATCGTCTAGGTAGCGGGTAGCCCAGGCCAGGGCCAGGGCGATGACCTGGATCACCTCGGACTCCAAGTCCGAGTTGTGCCCGGTATCGGCGTTGTTGTCGTAGGTCAGGCAGGCCGAGACCTCGCCTATCTCCTCGACGAGGGCGAATAGGCGGGTTTCGTCGGTATGGCCATCGCACTCCAGCGTCATGCCTGGGTGCTTCCGGGTGGCGCGGCTGTACTCCTCCAGGGCGAGGGAGGGGACGTCGGAGCCCTCAGGCAGCAGCCGGGAGGCGGCGTTGGCCGTATGCCACAGCCACATCCGAACGTCCTCAGGGTCTACGATCCGCCTGTTCCCTAGGAGGGAGGTGTAGTGAAGCATCCGCGTGACCTCGAAACTGCGATCTCGGGACGGCTCGGAGGCCCTCTCCGCCGGGAACCGCCCGCAGCCCTCCTCCCACACCCGCGCCATGCTAGACCGGGTGACGATTTCTTGCGGGATCGTGACGCCTGCCCTCGCCATTAAATCGTCCAACTCGGACATCTTGCCGTCGGTGTACGCCCAGACGTAGACGTCCTGAAGGGCTTGCCTCAGCTCCCGGATGCGCCGCTGACGGTGCCGATCTAGCACGTCCTCGCGGTAAGCGCCATAACAGGTGCTCATATCATCTCCTCACGTAGATGGGGTGGACGTATGAAATCATACGTCCACCCCTCAGGAGATGCAAGCCGTCAGAACCTCGGAATCGATCCGGACAGCGAGAGACCGCTCACAGCGCGCCGAATCGTCCCCCTCGGTACGAACAGTGATGCCTGGCCGACGTCCCGAAGGCCGAGTAGGCCCATGCTCAGGGCGTCCACCTGGTCGTCGTGACGTCCCGACGGGAACGCCCTCATCTCGGAGATGAGCTCGTTAACCCAGCCGTTTCCAGGATCCGAAGGGTGCGGGAGGTAAACATTGCCGGACTCTATCTCCGGCGTCACGGCGCGTGCCCGGACCTCCTTGGACGAGCGGGGCTTGATCGGCTTGATGCCTGCCACCTTCTTGCGCAGCACGTCGATGGCCGCCGTACCGTTGGCCGCGTCCTCCACGAGCCGCTGATGGACGAAGGAGCCTCCGGGGGAGGCCTTGTCGTCCAGGTCGCCGGCCGCGCACCAGCGCAGCATCTTCTCCAGCGTCTGGGTGAAGGACCACTGCCCGCGCTGCTGGGCGATCAGGAACCGGTCCGGCCCCTGCCTGCACCAGCGCTGGCCGACGGCGTAGTCCGACGTCGAGCTCCCCTTGAACGTGAGGTCCCACGAGTCGAGCCACTGGCCACGCTCCAGACGCTCGCGAGGCAGGAGGATCACCGAGTCGTCGCCCTCCTTGACCTTGGACGGATCCGTCGTCCAGAACCTCAACCAGCCCAAGTTGAAGATCGATCCGTCGGCCGGCGTCGGGTGCTGCTGGTACAGCGCCTCCCACATGTACGAGCCCACGGAACGCTTCAGTGAGTCCCAGCGCTCCAGCGCCTCCTCGCGGGTCTCCTCCACGAGCGGGCTGTAGAGCGGGTCGCCAGGCTCGCGGCCGAGCGGGTCGTCCTCCTCAGCGATGGCCGGGAAGATCACGTTCTCCCACTTGCCGGCGTCGGGGTTCTTGGCCGGGTTCAGGAGGCGCCCGATGAAGTCGTCCTCGTGCCAGCGGGTGGCGATGGCGATGCAGAGGAACGGGGGCTCCAGACGGGTGACGGCGTTGGCCTGCCACCAGTCCCAGATCGCCTCGCGCTTCGACTCACTGTGCGCGTCGGCGAAGTCCTTCACGACGTCGTCCATGAGCATGACCTTGAAGCCGAGACCGGTGATCGACTGGCCGGGGGCGGAGCGGGAGACGATTCCACCGCCGCGCGTCGTCTGCCACTCACTTACGGCGCCGGCGTCACTGGCAATCTTGATGCCCCACTTCTCGCCGTCCTCCTCGACGAAGCGGCGGACCTGACGGCCCCACGCCGTGGCGAGCTGGGGCGAGTGAGAGATGAGACCGATCTTCCAGTCCGGGTGCTGTCGCAGCAGCCAGATCGGGAGGTTGATCGAGGTCAGCGTGGACTTACCCATGCGCGGCGGCATGGAGATGGTCATGTAGCGGTTCTCACCGTTCTCGACGGCGCGCACGGCCTCTGCCAGCCGGTCGGAGAGGTACTGGATGTGGGGGCGCCCGGCGTACGCCTCGTCGAGCTGCTGAGCGCTTTCCAGCGGGTCGGCCGCCTGGCGGTAGGTCGGGTCATGGGGATACGGCGCTCCGGCGTGAGGCTTGCCGTCGCACGAAGGGCGGCCGCACTTCGGCTGGTTCTCGAGCCACGCCTGGCGCTTGATGAGCGCTTCCAGCTCCTCCTCCAGCTGGGCCGGAGTCATCTCCCACGGCTCCAGAGGTTTCTTCACGCGGGGCATAGGTATCTCCTATCGCTTAGGCGGGCTTACATATGAATACAGAATACCGCCACCCCATGCCGAGGGTGGCGGTATTCTGCCCCAATGTCCCGAGGTCAACTCTACTGCTCCGGGTCGATCACCTCAACGTCGGCCGGGCCGACGTCGATGAGGCCTTGCTCACGCTTGCGGCGCTCGACCTCAGCGACCAGCTGCTCGATCCTCGACGTCGTGGCCGACGCGGTCATCTCGGCCAGGTTCGAGGAAACCTCGATCTGCACCTTGGCCGAATCCGCCCCGGCGCCGGCGGCCTCCCGCTCAATGCGCGCCGCGACGTCCATCATCTGGACGATGCCGTTCGCGCTCATCCGGGCGATCCGGTCCCCGGTGAGGCTGTCGAGCCACATCTCGGCCTTCTCCAACGCCTTGCGCCCGAGAGCCCGGTGACGATCCCCCATGGCGATCCGATAGCGAACGAGCTCGTTCGCCTCGTTGTCGGCCATGTGCTTGTCCCAGGCCTCGACCCGCTCCTTCCACGACCACCGGGCCGAGTAGTGGTTTCCGTTGGGCGCGTCCCGCACCCTCCGGCGCTCCATGTCCCGGTAGGTCTTGAACGAGGCGTAGGCCGCCTCGGTCTCACCGTCCTGTCGCTTCCAGATCGGGCGCGTGTAGTCCAGCGGGGCGGGCTTGCGGGGAGCCGGCGGCTTCGCGGTAGTCACAGCCCCTCCCGAGCGGAGCGCCAGTCCTGTGACGGTGCCAGGGAATGGTTCACGAGAGCGCGGGCCAGATCCTGGGCGAAGGTCTCGGCGAACTCCGGGCTCCACCCCTGATCGTTGACCATGCGCGTACGGATGCCGGCGCAGGCCGCCGTGATGGAGAGGATCGTGTCCCCGGCGACCATGAGTGCGCCGCCGGCATCGACCCCCCCGCTGGCCGGCTGCTCCGGGATGTCGTCAATCACTTCGCTTGCTGCGGTACTCATGGAGCAAGTCCTCCTTCTCCTGCTGCTTCATCTGGTCGACCATGATCCGATAGATGCGGGCCACGGTCTTGGCGTGCCAGCACGACGCCCAGCGCGAGTGCTGGCCGTGCTTACAGGTGCACGTGAACCTGGGATAGCCGTGGTCCGACTTCAGGACCACGTGATGGAACCTCTTGCCGTCACGGCCTTTCGTCTCCCCAGTGTTCCGGGCCGAGTAGGACCGTACCCACCAGACCCGAGGATTCACCTCATCCTGATAAACGGCGCCGGTCCGCCACGTCTCACGGGCCGACGTCAGCTGGGCCGGAGTCATCTTCTCCCACTCCAGCTGCCGGACGAAGTCGAACTCGGTAGCTGTCAGCCTAGCCCTCGCCACTGAGATCACCTCCGGCGCCCGTCACCGGGTACATGCTTGACAGGGTCGAGCCGGTCAGCGCCTCACGCACCGCCCACTCGGCCTCGTCAGCGTCCAGGACGGTGCAGGCGGCGCCGCCGGCGGCACGCACGCGGCGGATCTGGCGAACCTGCTCGACCGACGTACGGGCCAGCGCGTGGCCGCGCGACTCGCCGGGCTTCTGGTGCTTGACCTCCAGGAAGATCAGGCGGCCCTCGATGCAGCACAGCACGTCCGGGATGCCTGCCTCCATGTAGACCGAGCCGTGCATCTTCCAGGTGACCGACTCCGGCCAGACCTTAGCGATGCGGCGCCGGATGGCGTCCACGACGCCGCTCTCCTTGCTAGCCATGTCACTCCTTTCTGGCTACGGCGACGGCCCCGCTGTAGCGGGGCCGTCGCGATTAAGGGCTCAGAGGTCCAGGTCGTCGATGTCCAGGGCGTCAACGTCCAGCTCGACGGCGTCCTCGACCGTAGCGTCAAGCTCCGGCTTGGCGAGCTCGCCCGTGGCCTCAGGCTCGCCCGCCATCGGGTCGTCCGCAGTCTCGGCCTTGGCCGGCTTGGTGGCGCGAAGGTACTCACGCACCTCGCTCTTGACCTTTCCGTTGTAGGGCTCGCCATCCTCCACGACGATGTCGACGGGTCGGCCAAGGAGGCCGCGCGGGTTCAGGGCGATCTTCTTCTTGGCGATCTTGACCCCGAGGGCCTGAAGGAAGGCGGCGCTGCGGAACATGGCCTTCTCCGTCTGCGGGAGGCGGTCGATGATCTGCTGACCGGCGTGCGGTCCCTCGGTGATCTCCAGGTAGACGACGAACATCGCGTTGCCGGCCTTGGAGGTCGTCTCCTCGAAGTCTGAGACCTCGGCGTGATAGGTGCCGGGGGCGACGTGGGCGGTGGAGGTGTCCTTGTAGTTGGTGAAGTCGAAGGTCAGAGCCATGATTGTTTCTCCTGTGAGGTTGGGTTACTGGGTGTCAGTTGTCGGACTTGTCCGACTTGGCGGCGGGCTTGCGTTCCGGGACTCCGCCCACTCCGAGGAAGCGGGAGAGCTTCTCCAGAGTCACGGGGTGGTCGCGTCCGAGGACGGACGGAACCTTCCCGCGAAGGTTGTAAGGAATACGGGCCTTGGTCCCGTACTCCGGGTCGGTGCCGAAGCGCACGATGTGCTTCAGCGAGGGGCCGTCGTCGCGGCCCGTGTTGTCGAGGTCCTCCTCGACGTCGGCGTAGATGGTGTAGTTCGGCGTGGCTCGAATGATCGATTGGGCGCCACGCTGGACGTCCGGGGAGCGGCGCACGCCGCCGTTGATCTCGTCCTCGACCATCTTGACCTGGGCCGTCATCACGACGTGCATCGGCTCGGAACGGTTGCCGTCGGCGAGGCCGTACCAGAACACCGCCGTGTCAGTCATGATGTCGAGGGCCTGTCCCCACGTGCGCTGGTCGGCGGGGGCGGTGCCCCGCTTGATCTCGCGCACTGCGGTCTCGGAGAACCCTGTGAGATAGCGCATCGTCATTTTCTGGAGAGCGGTGAGGCTGTCGATGATAACGGCCTTGTAGCCGTGCCCGCCCTTGTCCAGGCTCCAGAAGATGTCGTCCAGGGCTGTGACGCTCTCCGGGCGGACCACGTCGATGTTCTTGGCGTAAGGGGCGTTCTTGAAGGACTGGGTGCCCTTCTCGCCCGGCAGGTCGATGAACAGGGTCTTGCCCATCGTGGCAACGGTCGAGGCGAGACTCGACTTGCCAGAACCGGGTGCCCCGAGGATCAGCCACCGACCGTAGTCGGCCGCCTCCTCCTCAACGTCAACGATGTTGACGCCGGCGAAACTGGTCATTGAATTTCCTTCCGCTATTGGGTGGATGACTTAACTGTAGGTGTATGCGGGCGGGCATTGCAAGCCTGGAAGGCTACCTCCCGCTGTGAGACGGGTCACGGTAACGGAGTCCGTACTCCTCCGGCGCATACTCGCCTCCCGAGCCTCCAACCATCTGCGCACGGCACAGGTCGGCGAACTCGCAGAACTGGCAGGCGGCCTTCCCGAAGTTGCGGGGCGCCTCTCCTCGCCGGTCAGCGCGGACCCTAGTCCGGGAGATGTCCGAGCAGGTGTCGGCCGCGGCCTGGAGGTGAGAGCGGACCAAGTACGGACTGACCGGGGTCAGGTGCCGGGCGAACCACTGGGAGACGACCTTCTGCGAGGCCAGGCGCTCGATCTCAGACTCCTCAGCCGTGTAGGTCCCGGCCGCGCTCCCGTCCTTCTTCATCCCCTCGAAGGGGACGCCGTCGGCGCACCACTCCAGGTAGGTCCTCAGGTCGTAGTCCTTGACCGACGCGGACAGTTTGCCCGCCTTCGTGATCCGAGGCGTCTTCGGAGCCTTGGACCTCACCCGGTCGAAGGCGACGGCCCGAGGGGCGGTAAGCCCCCACCTTGAGCAGTCCGGCGACAGGCCCCAGGCGTAGAGCTGGACCTGGCTGTCCATCATCTCGTCCAGGCTCGTGACCTGTCCGAGGGTGCCGGACGTCTTGCAGTCCCGCACCACGACGATGCCTCGCTTCCGATCCTGGTAGACCTCATCCGCGTATCCCCAAAGCGTGACGCCGGTGCCGGGAATCTCGCGCTCCCAGCGCTGCTCGACGGCGATGACGGCCTCGTTCTCCGACTCCTCGGCCCAACGCTCCCGCCACTCGGCATAGACGTGGGCGAGGCGGTCGGGAAGAGACTGTCCCAGCCACTCCAGCCAGGCCTCCCGAGCTGTCTCCCCGAGTCGGTCCCAGTAGTCCTGGGAGGCTGCGATGATCTCATCGGGTGAGACGGTGCCGGGGAAGGTCGGGCCGGTGTCCGTGGTCTGAATCCCCGCGAGCTCGACCTTCAGCGTGCCTTCGGCACGGCCCTTGGCCAGCCGGTCAGCGGCGCGCACGGCGTGGAACCACGACCCGAAGTCCAGGGCCGGCGTTACCTCCGACCGCGCTCGGCGCAGGCCGTCGATGTAGCGGTACTTCCACGCCTGCGGGCATCTGCGGTGCAGGGTGAGCGAGGAGTAGGTGGCCTTCTCGGCCGTGATGACGTCCTCCTCAGGGCGCTGGGTGGGGCTCATGGTGATGGCTACTTCCTATCGGCATAGATATGGCTCATAAGTGTCTTCTCTAGGTCCGTACGGTCCTGGTAGGCCTGGAACACTAGATCGTCCACGGTGCCCGGTGCAAGCGCGTACCAGAACGTAGTGGCGCTCTTTTGCCCGAGACGGTTGAGTCGGTCCCGAGCCTGGACGATGTCGTCGCGCTGCCACGGCATCGAGGCGAAGATGGCGTTCCTGGCCGTCACGAGCTCGTTCACGGCGACCGAGAGCGTCTTGATCTGAGCGACGATGACGAGCCGGGCCGGGTCGTCGGACCCGAAGCGCCGCCGCATCGCCAGCCTGTCCTCCGGCTTGGTGGAGCCGTCGATCCTCAGGACCGTGGTCCGCTTGTCAGCGATCTCCTCCTCCAGGGCCTTAAGCTCGTGGGTGAAGGTCCCGAAGACGACGATGCGCTTCTCGTCCTCCAGCGTGTCGTGGATGAGGGAGGCGATGGTCTTCGCCTTGGACCGACCGATCTCGCGGACCTGGCCCTCGTCGTCCGGCAGGTGGCCGGCCGTGATCTGCCGGAGGCGGGTCATGCGGACCAGGCGGCTGGCCGCGGTGGCCGCGTCCACGCCGTCGGCCACCGCGCGCATGTCGTCCTCCTCGCGGAACTCGACCTGGAGCCTCGTGCGCATGTCCTCGTAGGCCTTGAGCTCCTTCGAACTCAGGGCGACGGGGAGGACCGTATCGACGGCGTCGGGCAGGTCCAGACACTCCTCCTTGATGGCTACCGAGGAGCGCTCGCCCATGATCTCCTCCAGGCGGTCCAGGTTTTTGAAGCCGACGACCTCGTGACCCATGTACCCGCCCATTTCGGCGTAGTCCTCCTTGAAGTGCTTGAAGGTCGCCGCGCGGCGCTCGCCGTTCGGCTGCACCCGGCCGAAGGCCTTCGGGTCGAGGAACCTCCACTGGCCGTAGACGTCGAGCGGGCTATGCGGAATCACTGTCCCGGTCAGCCCGATCCGGCGCTCGACCCGGTTACCGATCCGCCCCGCCAGGCGGGACGCGTTGGAGGAGACGGACTTGATCTTGTGCATCTCGTCGATCACGACGAGGTCCGGGTCGAAGTCGGTGACGGCGCTCAGCACGACATCGGCCATCGTCTTGGAGCCGACCTGGCGTCGCTGAGACAGCGTGTCCAAGTTGATCGCCTCGATAACTAGGCGAGGCTTACCGTCTCCGAGCACGTCCGGACCGGCCTTGACCGACATCTTCCGGCCCAGCTCGGCGCCATCTCGCCGAGCGGCCAGCGCCCAGGATCGGTTCGCGTGGAGAGCGCGGACGTCGTCCCCTGCCCCGCGCCCCCGGCCCCCTGTCGGTTTGGCGACCGCCTTCCCGCCGCGGGCGCGGAGGGCCTCGACGCGCTGCATGACTGACCCCCCAAGGGCCTCAGCCCACACGTTGACTTGGGGGCTCACCCACTTCGGAGCCTGGAGGGCCCACTGGTCGACGGCGGCAAGTGGGCCAATCACGAGGACGCGAGCCTCGCGGCGAGGCGAGGACAGGGCCAGCAGGGAGCAGTAGTCCAGCGTGACGGCGGTCTTGCCGGTGCCTGGCTCCATGAGGAGGGCCCCGACGCCTTTGCAGGCGATGAGCTTGGCCAGGCCTCGTTTCTGGTGAGCGAAGCGGGGCGGCCCTCCGAATTCGAACTTAACCATGCTTCTTCTGCATCCTCTCCAGCAGATCGGCCACGTCGATCGGCTCCCAGTCGAGGATCAGGTCGAACTTTGGATCCAGGAGCCAGCTGGACGCGACTCCGGGCTGCATCTTCTGATCAACGGGGTAGTAGTAGGGGTCCCCGTCGGCGTCGTAGTGGAGCGCGAAGATGCCGAAGACCTTCTCGTTCTCATCAGCCTGAGTTGATCTCCGGCGGGCGTCTTTGACGTAGATAAGGCCGCAGCATGGCCAAAACTCCTTTAGGAGGGAGCCGTTCTGAAACTGGAGCGAAGCGCCTTCCCGGATGGACGGATACAACTCGCACTCGTCGACAGGGATCTCGATCTCCTCGGCGCTGCCCTCGAGACTCCCGGCCTTCTCGGCGTACAGGATCTCTCTCCCCATCGTGACCCCGTTCCCGAGGACCTTCCACCAGCAGTCGCCGTGGTAGATGATCGCGTCGGCGATGATGTCTCTGCCGCGCTCGAGCGAGATGTACTTCCCTAAGGCCTGCACCCGCGAGTAGTCGTCGCTGCCGTTGTCGATATCGTAGAGGTAAGTGCTCATGAGTTCTCTCCCAGGTGCAGTGCCGCGGCCTTCTCAGCCTCGGCGAGGATGTGCGCCTGCCGCTTCTCCTCGGGGATCCTCAGAAGATCCTTGCGGCGGTCGTGGATGTCGGTCAGGTAGCGGATGTACTCCCCGACGAGCTCAGCCTTGGACCGATCGTGGCCGACGCGGCGGCTGGGGACGTAGGAGATCGGTTTCTTGCCCTTGACGGCCTGGATGTCGGAGTCCCTGACGTCTCCGCCGGGGGACGCCTTCACACGGCGCATGATCTCCTCCGCACTGACGATGTGCCGAGTCACCTCGTCCTCCTTCTATAGGTCTTTATGATGAATGCGATAACTCTCAGAGCTGTTCTCACAGGTACCTCTCCTCCGGGATCGAGACGAAGGCGCCCTCGCGGATCGAGAAGGCCAGGACCCGCCGGTCCCGGATGCCTGCCTTGGTGGCCTTGATGCCGTAGCGGACGATCTGCGCGAACTCGAAGAGCATCCAGGCGCCCCACACGATGTCGAGGAGGCCGTCGGCCGCGGACACGGTGTGCAGGATCATGACGAAGATCGTGGCGCCTACGGCCCAGTAGGCGTGGTTCAGGGCGTGGTTGGCGTGGACGGCGCTGGGGGAGGTCAGGGAGTAGGTTCCGGGCTTGGGGCTCATGGTGATTCCTTATCGGTCGAGGTGGACGGCAATTCAGCGGGGTCACTCTGTAACAGTCAGGGAATGCTGCTCGGCGATGTCCCAGAACAGGCCGGGGTAGATGTCCGGCGCCATGCAGTAGCAGACGATCCCGTTAGGCCGGACGACCGTCTCCAGAATCTTGTCGGCGATCGCATCGACGTCGTAGTAGTCATCGACCGTCCCACCGTCGTCCAGCAGGTCCTCCAGGCCGGCGGCCAGTACGTCACGAATCTCGCGATCGGCGGCCGATTTGCGGGTCAGGTACAGGTTCATCAGATTCTCCTATCGGTACAGGGTCGGGGGTGGTCAGGCGGAGGAGCCGCAGTCGCAGTACTGCTCGGGCTTCTCGCAGCTGGGGCAGTACCGGTCCCCGGTCCACGGGTCCTCCAGGACGCCGGTCAGGCTGTACTCCCGGTAGGCGCGGGCGAGGGCCTTCTCGTCGGTCACGTACATCTCGTTGCGGTACGCCTCCCACTGCGCCCAGCGCTTTCGCTGAGCTCGCATGGATCCTTTGCGTGCCATTTCAGTCCTCCTTTCCGCCGCAGCGGTAGTTCCTTCGATGGCTCAAGACTACGCAGCGCGTATGCCAGGATGCAAGCCCTAGTAAAGGGCTACCCCAGTGACTCTAGTCACTGGGGTAGATTCCGTTGAAATGATTCCGAGTTGGCGGCTAGTCGCCTGCGTAATGGGCTCTGATTGCCTGCACGGTCTTCCGCTCCCCCCCTACGTAGACATTTGCCGCCGTCTGCCAAAGGTGCCAGCCGCGCTCAGACAACATGGCGGACACGTCGAAAATCTCCTCGAAGTGTTTCAGGCCGAATGACGCGACAGTGATGTCAGGGACGTCATTCTGGCGCAACAGGGTCTCAATCGCCTTCCAGTCATTCGGACCCCGCACGCGGTAGCCGCGGTCGAACACGGGATGGGCCGCGCCACCCGCCTCCCATGCCCGCTCAAACGCCTCCTCCGACGTCAGGAGGGGCAGCCTGCTGAAGTCACGCACCTCAGTCCTCACCTCCGTTCCCGTCATTGCTCTCATCCAGGTCTCGCTCCGCGGGGCCGTCCTCGCCGACGGCGACCAGCGTGTACCTGTAGCCACCGCGATCCCCGGCGGACATGATCCATCCGCGAGAGATCAGGCGGTCTAGGGCCGCCTTAGTCCTCCCGCGGGGGAGGTCGCCGTCCACGAGGTCATACAGGTCCCGAGAGTTCAGCTGAATGCCGACCTCCCCCCGGAACGCTCCGATAATAATGTCCTCATCGTCCTGCCGCTGAGCCATCTTCTCCATCACCTTGGACATGTCCGTGAAGTCAAGCTCAACACGGCGCTCGACATCGTTCACGTCCTCGCCGTCGGCGTTCAGAGTGCCCCCGCCCCCTGAGAGCGTACGGCGCGGGGGAGTAATGATTAGAGATGAGCGCCCCTCCGTGCGGCTGTCAAGTGTGACCACTCCCGCCACCTGCGCCTTGCCGCGGCCGCCGGTCTTCTGGGAGTGGGCCCGGACCTGGCCGGGCCGGTCCTTGAGCACGACCAGCTCCATCTCACCGACGTCGCCGGGCATGGGCTGCTTGATCGGCCACACCTGGAGCAGGGTTCCCTGCACCATGGCGACCTTGTGCTGCGAGCCGATGGGCATGGAGCCCTTCTCGGCGCTCTTGGCCTGGTGATCGATGATGATGACGGTCGAGCGCCCGTTACGGGTCAGGCGCTTCAGCCAAGACGTGATGACGTCAGTGCTAACGGCGTCGTTCGCGTCCAGGCCGTGCAGGCCGTAGAGGGCGGTCATACCGTCGGCCACGATGATGTCCGGGTCGAGGGACTGCAGGGCCATGTCGAACTGGTCCTGGGCGAACTCGCCGGACTTGGTCGGCTGGTCCTTGCCCCACTTGTTGCGCTGCATGTCCGCCAGCGGCCCCTCGGGGCGGATGTAGGAGAACTGGGCCCGAAGGTCGTCATCCACGGCACCTAGCAGGCGCAGGCGGTTCAACGTCTGGACCGGCTCGTCCTCGAAGTCGAGGTACAGGGCGCGGCCGCCGGCCTCGATCTCCTGCAGGCAGATCGCCATGGCGATCCAGGACTTCGCCGACTCCGACGAGCCGAAGAGCATGTTCACGCGCCCCCGGTACATGAGGCAGGCGCCGTCGTTGCGGCGGCAGACCTCCGGGTCCGGGACGGTGAGCTTGCCCGTCAGGTAGGGCTCCAGGTCGACGGGGCTCCAGGACGAGGGGCGAGCATCCAGGGGGTCCAGGTCCTCACGGACGTCCTCGTCAAGGTCTTTCTCCTCGACGTCGGGGGTCGGGCGCTCCCCCTCACCCCTCGAGCCGTGCTCCGGGAGGAGGGCTCCGAGCGAGCGAGGCTCCCCGGCGTCACCGACCTCGACAAACTCTGGCACGGGGGCGGAGTCGTCCAGCTCGATCTTTAGGCCGTCCCACTGCCGCGCCCACGGCGGCTGCCAGCCGGGCACGTCGCCGTCCACGTCCGGGACGAAGCCGGCCACGGCCTCGGCGTCGCGCACCAGCCGCTCGACGATCTGCACGCTCTCCTCCCCGATGTACTCGGCCAGGCGGGTGAAGCCGGTAGCCTCCCCGCCCTCCCGAAGGCGGCGCTTCGTAGTGTAGATCGCCTCACGCTCCCGCTGCTCGGCCCCGTCCTCGTCGTGAGTGGCCTGGGCGAGGGTGCGGATGACGAGGCCCGCGTTGCGCTCCCAGAACGGGTGCACGGTCTGCGAGTCCCCATAGCGAAGGAGGCCGCCGGCAAGGGCTACGTAGGCGTCGTGGCGCTGGCCGGGGCCGGGCCAGGCGTCCAGCAGGACGGAGCACAGCCCGAGGAGGATGACCTGGGCCAGGAGCTCCGTGCCGTCGACGAGGGCGGGGCCCTCGTCGCCGCCCCACGGCTCACCCTCCCACTCATAGGTCTCCGCCGTGGCGGGGTGGATCGAGGGCGGCACGATGGTCTGTGCGCCGTTACCGCGGATCTCTACCGACACGCCCGAGCCGCGGCCCGACTTGTCGGGGATGCGCAGGCGCCGCGTAGCTGGCAGGGTGCCCGGCTTGGCGCGGTACCAGTAGTGCGACTTGCGGGACGTCTCACGGCCATGAGCCGCTGCCGTGTAGGGCAGCAGGTACGACTTCAGACGCGCCGCTGCAGGGTGGTCCAGGTCGACGTCGATGAGGTCTCCCGACGCCTCGCCGAGGAGGACTCCGAGGTTGGTGGAGCCGCCGGCCGTGTACTCCTCGAAGGCGGCGCGGACGGCGTCCTCGCCCTCGCCGGTGTCGGCCGTGGGGTCCGGCCAGCGGAGCTTAGTCCAGCTGGCCATTGTCGGGCTCTTGGAGTGTCGTGGGATGGGCAGGGGCGTCAGCCCCCTGCGGTACGCGTCGAGGGCCGCCTCGACGACAGCCGCGTTGTGTTGTTCAGTAGTGCTCATGGGTCCTGGGTGCTGGTGGGTAGGGTAGGTAGATGCCTGAAACCGGTGACCGGTAGTCAGCCGGTCACCGGTTCGAAGGGTTGTCTGGATTGGTGAAGGTGGTCCGATGGGGCGTCACCTTGATCCCCGAAGGGTGTGGAGCCAGATCTAGCTCGCGATTCCCGTACGCCTCCATGAGGCGCGCTAGGACGATCCTGGGCTGAAGGCCCTGGCGCTCTGCCCGGCGGGCGACGCGGTCCCAGGTAGCCTCCCTCATCGTGAAAGTAACCGACTTTCGAGGGCTGGAAGGGTTTCCCGGCTTCCGGCCGAAGTCGATTGATGTGGGGGCATCCAACGGAGAGAACCGCTGGTCGAGGTCTGGGCGGTCGTCCACGTAGGGAACGAGCTTGTCCTTGCTGGGGCGGGGCATGTCATCTCCTTGGTCGGGTGTATGCCCCGCATACACTACCCGAAGGATATTGGAACCTCAAGAGGTTCGAGGGGCCGTTACCGGCCGGCGTTGCCGCATCCCGCGGCTGGTAAGTCCATTCCTTACGAAGGCTCATGAGACGTTGACGAGACGTCCGGGCGAATCAGTTGTCTCCGTTCACCGTTTACGTCACCTCGGGCTTACCACACACCCGAAGAGCCCGCAGAGGCGGATCCCATCGCTTGAGGGCTTCCCAGTCTCGTACCCGATTCGAGTCCGCCAGTGGTGTGGCATTCCCGAAGGCGGGCCGGCCGGCCGGGATCTTCTCAAGGAAGCGTTTCAGCGAGGAACCCTTGCGGGCAGCTTCCCCTCGCGTCTCGGGACCAGGCAATCGTGCCGCGGGACCCGCTTCGAGTATCCGTCCGGCCCGTCACCCTGTCACTCGACGGTGCAGGTTTACCTAAGTCGTCCGGGCTCTCAACCCGAGCCCTACGCCCGACGGGATCACGGAGACTCGTCAGCCAGCGGCCCCTCCCCGACTACGAGCCAGGTTTGGTGTGAGGGGGAACACTGAGGTCCATTCCATCCTCCGCCTTAAAGGCGATTGGCAGATCCAGTTATCCGGGCCCTGCGGGCCGTATAGCGGTGGTCGGCTTGTCTTGGATCCCTCTGGCTGATACTCCAGAGCATCTCCGTCCGCCCAGGCCATCGCGTACTCGCAAAGCCTCCCGGCTTACCGGGTATCTCATCGCCTTGGGTTAGTTCCTCAGGTCGACCCGGGAGCCCGCCGCTGGCTGCGGCGACCGGGTCGGGGAGTTTCGCTCCCTCGGCGGTGATGGGTTCATTAAACCCCATCCCGAGGGCGGATGCAAATCGGCGGGGCCCTTTCTTGCCGTGAGTGTCGTCACATTTGCGCGGGGCGGCGGCGCGGCCCTCCCCGGAACGAAGGTGCGGGTGCGGACGACTCGGGCCGCCGCGGGCCGGCGCCGGAATTCCTCGGAGACGTTCTAAGCCATTCTGAGCGCCTTTCGGGGCCGTACCCCTCCGGGAGTGCGGGGACGGGGTAAAAGTCCCCCAGAATCGCTTACACGGCCTCTGAGGGGCATGTGCGGCCCTCTCCCCGGCACGAGGGGGCGGGCAAGCCTTGCGATCGATGGCGCGCCGCTCGGGACGATGCGCCCTGAAACGGCCCGCCGTCGGAGCCCGGGGTCGCTGAGAGGCCCGAGGGGCGGGCGTGTTGACCGAGCGCAGCGAAGCGGAGCGAGGGGTCGGGTCGGAACCGGCAACGGGTGCGGAAACGGCATCGGCAACGGATGTGACCTGGCTCATATATACACATATATTCCACTACCCACACAACACGAGCGCCCCTCGGGTCTCCTCCCCCCCTGACTCCGTCAGGGGGAGGAGACCCGGGGGCGCGAGTGTGTGTGGGCGCGCGCGGGCGCGCGGGATATCAAACTTGGGGGCCAAATGCAATAGCAAAACGGTGAGGTTGTCCACGGAATAGGCCCGTAAAAGTGGGATATTCATCACAGGCCGATTTGGGAATACGCTCCGACACGCCGATGAACCCTAGCAATAGCGCAAAAGTGCAAACTTTGCGGGACAAACCGTATGACGCCATACAACCAGCATACATGTGTCCAGAATGTGAGACGGGAGGCTGCGGAAGGGCTGAAAGGACGTGACCGGCGTCACTTGTCTCACTATGCGGACACCTGTCTCAGCATGCGGACAGGTGGCCGGGGAGTGATTCAGGGCACGCAAAAGGGCCCCTCCCGAGCGCGGGAGGGGCCCTTCGGGAAGGGTCTCAGGAGGCCTTCGGTGCCTTTCGGTAGGGGGTCTTGTTGCGGGCCGGGCGGCGTGTCCCGCCCTTCGTCATCGTGCCTGGGAAGGTCGGGTCGATACGGCGAGCTCGACGCAGCCAGGAGTCGACGGTGTAGACGCTGCGGCCCAGCTCCTTGGCGATGTCGGTGCGGGTCTTGCCCTCCTCGACCATCGCGCGCAGGGTCTCCACCGGCGCCCCTCGGTAGGCGTTGCCCCCTCGGGCAGGCTTCTCGGCCCTCTCAAGCACGTTTGCGGCGATTTCACAGAGGGTCCTGTGGGGGACACTGTCGGGGAACCGAACGCCCGTATCTGGGCGGCACAGGAGGTTTACGACGTGGTACCGGCCGCCGGCGTCTGGCTCCTCGGTGATCTCGACCCAGTACTCGATCTCGTTCTTCGTGTCCCTGACCTGGACGGCGGGGCGGCCCTGGATGGTGGCCTTGCGGGCGGGGTAGGTACGAAGTGCGTTGCGCACGGTGTCTCCTAAAGTGTGATGTAGATCTCTGCTGGATTTGGGAATAGGCTAGAATCCGTTGCAATCACTGCGTATTCCCGATTTCTGAGTTTTGAGACGTATGTCTCAGGGGATGTGGGGTGAAAGTGTGATGCACGTCTCCGAGAATGCGGGAATAGGCATCCTTTCCCAGTGTTTCCAACGTATTCCCGGTTTTGAGGATTTGAGATGCAGATCTCAGTCAGAGGATTGGGAGCGGGTCGTCCTCGTCGTGCAGGTCGTGCACGCCCCAGCGAGTGCCGGCCGACGGGCCGGCGACGATCGGGACGTCCATCTGGCAGTCGAGCGGGCGGAGGAAGACGTTGACGTCCTCCATCCGGCGCTTGCACTCGACCAGGATCTCCTGCCAGCGGTCCTCCGGCACCTCGATGCAGATCTCGTCGTGCACGGTGGCCACGACGTGGGCGCCCTCGACGCGGGGGAGCGGATAGCCGGGCAGCGTGCCCATGATTGAGGCAGCTGCCATCTGCATGAGGTCCGAGCCGAAGCCCTGCACGGGGCTGTTCAGGGCGTTGCGCTCGGCGTGGGAGGACTTGAACGAGCTCTTCGAGTACAGGTCGCTGAGCCATTGGGTGCGGCCTATGGGGGACGTCACATAGCCACGCTCGTAGGCCCGGCGCTTGGCGCGCTCGTGCCACTGACGCATGCCGTCCCACATCTCGAAGAACGCTGAGTGGACGGCCTGGGCCTCCGCCAGAGTGAGAGAAACGTCATAGGCGGTAGCGGCGTAGGACTGGAATCCGCCGGGACTCATGCCGTAGAGCAGGCCGAAGTTGCCGGCCTTGGCCCGCTTGCGCTCCAGGCTGGTGACGTCCTCCGGCGCCTTGCCGGCGATCTTCGCCGCGAGAAGCCTGTGAAGATCATCACCTCTCTGGAACGCCTCGATCATCGGCTGAGAGCGGGAGATGAACGCCGCCACCCGCAGCTCGACCTGGCTGTAGTCGAGGTCGAGCAGAACGTGCCCGGGACGCGGTATGAAGGCCGGTTTTAGTGACGCAGAGCAGTTGCCGGTTACCCAGACAGTCCCGCCGCTGCGGGCGAGAAACGCTCCGGAGGGGACCTGAACGCAGTAGACCCGCCCCTCAAAGGACTCCTCGGTGACCCACATCCGGGAGGCGTACCGAACGGCCTTGTGGTGGAAGTTGGCAGTGGGGTACGTCACCCCGTCAACTTTCTTTGCGTAGAGGGTGGTGGACCTACCGCACATGGCCGCCAGCGCCTGCGCCAGGTCTACCGACGCCCTGCGGGACTGATTCTGGGTGTAGGTGCAGCCTCGGACGGAGTCGCCATCCCAGCGAAGAATCTCGTCCAGGACCCACGCGCAGTCTTCGCGGTTGAGGGCGAGGAACGCCTCCGGCTTGAAGTTCTTGGTTTCAGGGTCGAGCCATCTAGTGAGAAGGTCCTTGCGAACCCGTAAGACGTAGCACGGCCGGGAACGCCACTCTCTACGCTCCCCACCCATAGCGATCAGGGCGTCTCCTTTGCGTTTCTTGTAGACGGTCGCTTGCCAGGATTTGCCGCAAGATGAGCCATCGGCCTGCATGGCGATAGCCAGGCGTGCCTCACGGCGCTCGGACTCCGTAAGGGGGGGCGCGTCGGGCGTTGAGGTCAATGCTCGGATGAACTTCCTGTCGACGATCTTTCCCTCAGTGCCTACCCACTGAGATGCATACTCCCACCTAGGAGTATTCCCCCGAGTGTGGGTCAGGATTCGGTGATCGGGGGTCATTAGGACATCTATCCAGTCGGACTTCATGCGGACCATGCCTCCCGAGTAAGGCTTGTCCACGTACCCGGAAGGAACGACCCAAGATCCCTCCCCGGTTTCCGATACCTGCATGATTTCGGCACCGGGCTGGAGTTCGTCGAGACGAACCCATCCCGACCGGGTTAGAACCTCGTCCTGGCCCCGTAGGCACTGCTGGAGGTTCGGGGAGGCGCAACTTAATCTTCCCGTGCGGACAAATCCAACGTTGTAGGTGGCATGGATCACGTTGTTAGGATCCCGCAGCTCCAGCCATGAGCGCAGGAACTCCAGCGTCTTCGTCGCGTCACGGTGACGCAGCAGCGCGTCGGCGGCGGGGGAGCCCTGGCGCTGCTGGGCGATGAGGACCGCCTTGTTCCACTGGGCGTTGCCGGAGTCTGTGCGGGCCGTCACACGGAGGTCGCCGGCCTCGATGGCCTGGGCCACGAATCCCTGGAACCACTTCGACGTCGCGGCCGTGGTGACGCCGCCCTTCGCCGGCGCCGGGGCCGGGGCGGTCCCGTACAGGCCGAGGATGTCCTCGCAGGCCTTGAGGCGAAGGCCGTCCATCTCCTCGATCTTGGCGCGGACCCAGTCGACGTCGAGGAGGAACCCCCGCTGCTCCACCTTTGTGAGAGTCTTCACAGTAGGCATGGCGACGTAGGTGGCGACCTTGCCCAGGCGGGCCATCTGGATGTCGTCGGAGTCGAAAGGCTCCTCGTCGCCGGTGAGGAACATCTGGTCGCGGTGCTCCTCCTCGATCTTCCAGGTGTAGTAGGTGTCACGCGCCGCGTACTCGCCGAGCTGGATGAGGTCTACCTTCTCGGCGGCGCCGGGGGTGCCGAGGTCGAAGTCGTCCCACTCCTCGATCCCGAAGTCGCGGGCGGCGCGGATCTTCAGGCGGGTGCGGGCCTCGGTGTCCACCAGCTGGGACGAGACGGTCGTGTCCCACTCGATGCGGTCGGACAGGTCCACGCCGGCCTGCGCGAAGACCCAGCGGGCGTCGAACTTGATGTTCGCGTTGACGAACGGCTTCCCGCTGCGGTTGATCTCGCGGCCGATGATCGCCATGACCTTCCGCCACGCTCCGAGCAATGGCGAGGCCGGGTGCGAGAGGGGCACGAGGTAGGTCATCGGCTGCTCGCCGTCGAAGGTGCGCCAGTTGTAGGCTCCGGCCGCGGCGCGCTCAGCGTTCGGGAGGGTAAGGGAGGCCAGGACGATGCGGGCTGGGTAGCCTCCGTTGGTGTCGCCGCCGGCCTCCGCGTACTCGTCCAGGCCAGTGGTCTCGAGGTCCATGACGACCTTCTGGGAGGCGTGGATGGCCTTCACGAGGGCCTTCAGCTCCTCCTTGCCCCAGACCCATGTGATCGGGCCGCAGGGCGTGTGCGAGCCTTGGGCGGCCTTCCTGGCCCGGCTCACGACCTTCTCCAGGTCCATGATGCTCATGACTGCTCCTATCTGGGACGGCGTCCGCCGTCGCCGGGTGATGGGACCAGCCTACATTTTGTGAGGTGACGGGGAAAGGGCTCACAAAATGTATGGGGGGGTGATCTAGGCAACAGAAAACCCCCGGGTAGTCAGTCCGGGGGTTTTCTGGGGCGTCTTTGCCGGCGCGGGCCGATTCCCTAAGGGAGACCGGGAGTCAGATCTCGCGCAGGAGAGAGACTAGCACGTCCTGGAGGTTGCCGACCTTGTACGAGTACTCAACGCGGGTGCGGCGGGAGTAGACCTCCATAGTCCACAGGGGCCAGCGGCCACGCTTCTCCCCGGCCTGGGTAAAGGTCAGGATGAGGTCGTTGCCGTTCTCCGCAATGACCTGCGTGACTCCGTCCTGCTCGACGGTGTGCACGTAGCGAAAGCAGGGGCGTAGGGCGTTGGCCCAGGACTGGGCGGACACTCGGCGCTCGGTCAGTGGGTTGAAGTTGCCGGGGAATGCGAGGTGATTGGTAGAGAGGGATGTCATTGGATTCCCCTATCAGTTGTCAAGGCTCTCGGGAGAGGCAACGCCTCGGATGATCTCGGCGTAGCCTTCCAGGCGCACCCATGCCTGAGCCCCGGCCACGCCGTCGCTGGGGAGGTAGACCTTGGAGTTACCGAAGGCTTCCACGTCGGCGTCATCCGAGGCTACGTACACGGACGCGTTCACGCTGACGTCTACCTGGGCGCGGTCATACGCGTAGACGGTGGCAGAGTCGTAGGCGTCTACCAGGCTGCCTTCCGTGGCGTAGACAACGGCGTTCCCCTCGGCCCTGACTGTCACCTCACCTTCCCCGGAGACCCATACCGGGGCCGGCCCGTAGGCCACGACGTAGAGGCTCGTCAGAGAGTCGTCGACGGAGATCGGCTTTCCGACGGACCCCCGGAGATAGAAGACTGAGTTGTAGTGGTTGAGGTCGTAGCCTTCGCGATCCGCCTCGGACAGGGCCTTACGGATGTCTTCCGTGGAGTTGATCGTGTACTCGTACTGGTTCTTCATGGTGAGCCTATCTGCTGGGTTGGCCGTATCTCGACCTACGTCGACTGTACGGTAGTTGGGAGGTGAGAGCAATATCCTCACAAGTTTCAGTACGTGATCTGCGCAACTTAGGTCTCAATATGTCCCCCAATTTGCGGAAAAGCCTGGGGACGGGGATAAACTGTCCTCAGCATTCCCAGCAACCTCTAGATTGGAGACCCGTGAGCCCGCTGGACGAGGCGATCATCGCCAATGACGCGCTCCCCGAGCGTGAGCGCAAGACAAACATCGACCTGGCCGAGGAGTTCAACACCTCCGAGGCGACCGTGCGCCGCCATAGGCGCGCCCTGAAGCGCAAGAGCCGGGACGAGCTCAGCCGGGACGAGTTCTTCGACCTACCCGTGGGGGCAATCACGAAGCGGGGCAAGACGGTCCGCCTCGCCGACGGCTCGTACGAGAAGATCGAGTACCGGCCCGGCGCCGTTGAGATGGAGGAGGCCAAGCGCCTCTCCTACGAGGACCTGGAGCCCGTCTTCCGCGAGCCGCTACTGCCTAAGGTGACCGACCCGTCAGGCCCGATCGAGTCGACTCCTGTGGTCTGCCTGGCGGACTTTCAGGTGGGAAAAGTTGGAAAAGGCGGAGACACTGAGGACACTGTCCGGCTCGTGCGCCGCGCCCTCAAGGACATCGCAGACGACCTCACCGAGCCTGCCCCGTACCAGCGCATCATCCTCGCCGACGTCGGCGACTCGACCGAGGGCTTCTGGAACGTCGCCAGCCAGGCCCAGACCAACGACCTCAGCCTCACCGACCAGATTCGCACCGTGCAGCGCCTCTACGCCGAGGCCGTCCAGCTGCTCGCGCCGCTGTGCGAATCCCTTTACTACGTTGCCGTCCCGTCCAACCACTGCGCTGTGCGGACCGGGACCGGCAAGAACAGCCGAGCCAACGCCCCGGATGACGACTTCGGCATCATGATCTCCCATAACATCGAGGACATCCTCGCCGACCGGCCCGGCTTCGAGCACGTCACCTTCCACCGCCCCGAGAAGTGGGAGGAGGCCGTCACCGTGGAGGCGGCCGACGGCACCCGCATCGGCTTCACGCACGGCCACCTGGCAGGCTCCCAGAGCAAGGTGCCCACATGGTTCAGGGACCTCGCGTTCGGCCGCCGTAGCGGCCTCTACGACGCCAGGATCCTGGTTCACGGGCACTGGCACAACTTCGGCGTCCGCCAGGTCGGGGACGCTCGCTGGATCATCTCCTGCCCGTCGGCCGACCGGGGGAGCGACTGGTGGACGAACATCAGCGGGGACTCCACCAAGCCCGCCATCCTCACCTTCGAGGCCCTGGGCGGGAACGCCTCTGGCTGGGAGCTTTACTCCTAGGTTTCACGTGAAACAAGGCCCCGCCGCACCGAAGTGCGGCGGGGCCTTGTGCTGATGGGTCAGGCGGCCTTCGTGACTTTGATGTCGTGGATCACGACAGGCACGCCACCCGGAGAGTGGGACTCAATGAAGGGGCCCCACTTTTCGGCGAACTTGAACATGCCAATGTGCTTGTCGACGTCCATAGGAGTGATCTTGGCCTTGTAGAGCTTGTTGTCTCCTGGGAAGGCTCGAAACTTCACGAACTCCTCGCCCCGGCGGACCTCGATCAGGTCCTCGGCGGCCCACAGGCGCCCGATACGCAGAGGCACCATGGCCTCCTCCTCGCCCTCCCCGGAGCCGTGGTAGGAGTAGCGGATCTCAATGTCCCAGGTCCCCTTCGCAGATCGCATCTGCTCCGGCGCCGGGTGGAGCGGGGTGTGGTCCTTGTCGACGATGACTCCGTCGCCGGCAGGGGAGGCGGTGACGCCCGGCCACTCGGTCACGGGCGGGAACGCGCTCTCACCACTGCTGATGGGCGTGGTCGGGCGCACGATGATCGTGCCGACAGGCGTCCCCTCGGGCACTGGAGCCTCGCGGTCCAGGCGCAGCAGGCGCGGGGTGGCCGCCACTGTGGCCGAGAGGGCGTCCACCTTAGCCGCCGCCTCTGACGATGCACTGTCGGCCGACGTCGCCCGTGCCCGAGCCTCCTCAGCAGCAGCCTTAGCCGCGACCGAGGCCGCAGAGGCATTCGCAGCATCCGAGCGGACTCCCGCAATCTGGGTTCCCACCTGATCCCGCGTGGGCCTAAGCTCCAGCGCGTCCAGGAAGTCCTTCCGGGTCACGTACTGGGCCGGGTCCAGGCCCGCCTGAGGCTTGCCCTCGTCGTTGATCTTGACGCCGGACGTGCCGATGTTGATCGTCACCTGCGACGGCCCGCAGTAGCCGGTCTTCTCGTCTGCCATGGTTTCCTTTCTCAGGCCTGAATCTCTAGGGATGCGGAGATCTCTCGGGTGCCGTCCCACACGGTCACAGACGCCGCTACCTCCTCGGCGCCGGTCCACACGGTTGCGGTCGGGCCGGACGGCGCCTGAGTCTCGTATACCTTCACATAGTTGAACTTGACGTCCGTCGACTCGCGCACCACGATGGACGGCAGCCACTTCGCGTCAATCGTCGCAGGCAGGTCGAAGTCAATGACGACGCGGGCGTTCTGTGCCGCCGGCAGGCGGCGGTCGTGAATGGCGACATCCCCGATCTTCACGTTCGCAGTCGTGTACTTGTTGACCACGACCCACACGACCGACTCTGCCGACGCTGAGTACTCATACTCGACCGTCCACTTCCGGCCGCCTGCGAGGAGCGCGTACTGGTCGAACAGGGTAGACGATGAGCCTGCCCGAATCAGCGCCCCGTCGCCGTCGGGGGAGCCATTACCGCGCCACCACTGACTGAACGGGGGCAGGATGCTGTCTGCCACTACACGTCCTTCCTGACGATGATTGTTCCTGCAGGCGCCCCGGCCGGGACCGCCTCGTGCTTACCGAGCGAGAGGACCGCCGGCCGGGAGCGCAGCTCGCCCACCTCAAGCTTCAGGGGCAGGTAGCCCTTCAGCCACGGCACCACCAGTTCGTGAATGTGGTCCGACGGCGGGTTCGCGTACGGGTTGCCGACCGGCTCCCACTGACCGCCCTGCTGCGGGTCCTCACGCAGCTGCCCGTCGGTGATGTACAGGTGGGCGATGCCCAGGCCGTCGGCCTTGTCGAACACCTTGCGGTAGTTCTCGCTGGTCACGCCGTGGACGACAGCCCACCAGCGCGTGGACGGGTACGCCTTCATGTGATCGGGCAGGATCGGCGTGCCGGGGTCCTCGTTCAGGAACGCCGTCGCGTCCTTCTCGAACATCATGCAGACGTCGAAATCAAGGGCACACATGTCCTGAGAGATGTTCGAGCCAGAGTTGACGACGATGAGGAAGTCCTTGCCGTACTTGGCGCGGATCCTGTCTATCAGGGACTTGTAGGCGGGGATGCGGCCTGCCTGGGGGCCCCAGCCGTTGATCGCCTCGTCGAGGAACACGCCCTGACAGACGTCCCCGTACTGAGTCTTCGCCTTCTCGATCTGGCCGAGGATGTAGTCTGGCGTGTACTTGTCGACGTTGGGGACGTTGTTGCGGCCGGGGTCGCCGGCCGGGAGGGTCGCGGCGAGGTACTGGGTCTTGACGTAGAACACGGCGCGCTTCGCGCCGGCGGCCAGTGCCAGCTCGGCCTGTTTCTTGAAGTCGACGTTGAACTCGTCCCAGTTGCCACTGTTGCGGTTGAGGATGACGATGCCCAGGGAGCCGGCGAACTTCAGGATCTGCGCCCACTTCGAGGTCTTGCCTGGCTTGCCATCCTCGTAGTAGTCCGGCCAGAAGTAGGTGACCGGCGAGTAGTAGCGCTCACCTGGCTTGAACGGCGACAGTGCGGCATCGAGGGCGTCAACCCTGTGCGAGACGTCGTTGAGCTCGACCACTCCGGCCTTCTGGCTCAGTTCCCGCTGAAGGTTCTCGTTCGTGACGAACTCCCCCTCAGCCGCGCTGCGGGTGAGGTAGTTCGACAGGTCCGGGGCCGCCGGGATGGCGGCGCGGACGCTGGCGACGTCGGCCTTGGTCGCGTAGGTAGTGGCGGCCTCCGCCTTCGGCAGGAGGGAGGAGAGGGCCGAGGAGTCGGCCTTCTTGCCGACGCCGGTCTCCAGGGCGGACACCTTCGAGGTCAGGCCCGAGATCGGCGCGGTGGCCGTCGTCAGGGCCTCCTTCGTGGCGTAGGTAGAGGAGATTGATGTCGAGGTGGCATAGGAGGCCAGGTCCGCCTTGGCGGCGTACTTAGAGGCCGCCTCGGTCTTGGGCAGTGCCGCCTCGGCCGTCGCCTTTACGCCGTCGATGCGTGCTCCGAGGGCCGAGTCGGCGGAGTGGACCTCGGCCTTGGTGGCAAGTCCCGAGAGGTCCGGGGCCTGCCCGCCGCCGCCGCCGATCTGGGCCTGAGCCAGGGCCGCCTTCGTGGCGTACGTGCTCTCAGCGTCCTCGGAGCGGAGGTAGCCAGCCAGGGCCTCCTTCGTGGCGTAGGTGCTGGCGACGGCGGACGTGGTCGCGTACTGGGACAGCTCGGTACGCGGGACGGCTGCCGAGGCGACGGCGGAGACCGAGTCGATGCGCTGACCGAGTGCTGTGTCCGCAGTCTGCACCTCTGTCTTGGTGGCGTAGCCGGACAGGTCCGGCGCCGGGGCTGGCTGGGCCTGGCCCTTCAGGGCCTCGACCTCAGCCTTCGTGGCGTAGGTGGCGGCGGCGGTGGCCGACGGCAGGGCAGCCTCGGCGGTGGCCTTGACGGCGTCGATCCGTCCGCTTAGGGCGGCGTCGCCCTGAGTGACCTCGGACTTGGTCGCCAGGCCGGAGGCCTGGCTCTTCGTCAGGAACCTCTGATCGGCGCCTTCACGGCTGTACCATGTGAGATCGGCCATAGCCGTCCTACCTCCAGGTGAGTACTCCATTGCCTAGGTCTATGACTTCTGACCTATTGATAGCCTCTAGGATACCGGGCTGTCCCGCAATGCGGACACCATGTTCCCGAGGAGCTGGCGGCTGGTCCGGGCCGGGGCTTGGAGGAGTGGGGGGCGGGGGAGCGGGCGCCGTCGCGAGCAGGTCGGCTATGTTAAGCACGTCACTGTCTGCCAGGGTCCTGGTTGTCCTGACATGGGCTCCCAGGTCGCCGGGGATATTGAGATCTATCTCATAGTTCCCCGGGGAGACTGTTACTGACCGGCCGGCTGGGCCTACCAGATATCCGTCAGTATCTATGCGGAAAGAGGCCCGACCTGCGACGACGTCTCGGTCCGGGAGCGGGGCTCTAAGACTGGCGGGGGTGAAGGTGATCCGGCCCAGGCGCCCCAGGCCGTCAGGGCCTACGACGCGGCCGGTGATCGTTGCGGAGGGGGAGGTCATCGGGGCTCCTGACGTAACGGATTCGTCTCAGACTTTACCCTATCAATACGATCATGTAATGACTGGACCTCTGCGTATAGGTGGGACCTATCAGTACGGGCGTCATTGCGGACGCCCTCGATCTGGGTCTCCAGGCGGGCCATGCGGGCGTCGTGCTGCCGGTCCGACTCGCGTAGGTCGTCGACCGAGGCGGTCAGGCGGGCCAGCCCGTCGAGGACCTGTCCGAACTTGGAGTCTAGATCGTCCCTGAGGTTCGAGCTGTGGTTGTTATGGACGCCTTCCGAAGCCGACTCGGCCGCGTTTGCCGCCCTCACTACGTGGGCGCTCATCCGCGTCATCCTCTCCTCCAGGCGCTGCTGCTGACGTTTGATCGTGACCCTGAGCCAGGTGATGAGAGCAACCAGCAGAGCCGTCCCCGCCGCGATCACGTCCGGGGAGGCCAGCATTGCGACGATTGCCGACGGGGACGCCTCTGCTGATGCCATCGGACTACCTCAGCCGGCCAGGCCGGATGCGTGGCGGGGGTTGTAGGCCTCCACCTCGGCCGAGGCCACCGCGCGGTCGGTCTCCTCGGGCAGGGAGAACGACTTCAGGACCGACGCCAGGGCGGCCGCGCCGGCGATGCCGAGAGCGCCCTTCCAGTCCAGGCCGAAGAGCGAGGAACCGACACCGAAGGCGCCCACGAGGGACTGCGCAAAGGTGGAGATGGCGCGCTCGGCCAGGCCCTCCCAGAACGTCGCGGTTGCGTACTTCACATGTTCTCCTTCCATAGGTAAGGGCGGGGACCCTCGTGAGTCCCCGCCCTTAGTGTATCCCTATGAGTCTGTGAGCCTTCTATAGGTCACGACTACGTCACGACCTCACCACAGCCTCCGAGAGTTGGCCTTGGAGTTGTTGAGCGCGCGCTGGAGGGCGCCGATCGTGGCGGTGCCGGGCTCCCCGTCGACCCAGTCGGCGAAGTCCCAGCCGTCGGGCAGGTACTCCTTGTGCCAGGACATGATGAGGAACTGCAGCGTGCGCCACGTGGCGGACCCGAGGACGCCGTCCTCGGCCAGGCGGGAGGCGTCGTTCAGCGCGGTCTGCGTGTCCGCCTGGACGGCCGCGTTCAGGAACGCCTGGAGCCTGGAGATGGCGGGAGAGCCGTCCTCGTCCAGGACGCCGTCGATCGAGGTGCCCATGACCTGCTGCAGCCGGCCGATCGTAGCGATGCCGAAGACGCCGTTGCAGACGAGCTCAGACTGGCCGTCGGACTTGTTCTTCTTGCCGGTGTAGGGGCTCGCCGACGTCGAAGAGGGGGCAGAGGGGGCGGGCGCGGAGGCCACGGCACCTCCGTTGATCATCCGGTCCCAGGCGGCGCGGTCGCGAAGCCGGTTCAGGTCCAGCGTGCCCGAGTAGCCAGGCAGGCTGCCGTCCTCGGTGTACTGGTGGATGAGCGGCTGCCCCCAGTAGGAGACGCTAGGCACCGCCGGGTCCGTGTAGGGGCGGCCGTAGTCCGAGTAGTCCGGGCCGCCGGCGTACCAGAGCGGGTACTGGGAGGCGACCGCGGACCAGTCATAGCCGCCCACGGCGCTGCCGTTCATGTAGATGCCAGGCGTGGAGCCCGTCAGGGACCGCACGGTGTCCAGGAACGCCTTCGCCCAGCCGGGCCCCTGCGGCACCGCGTTGTCCTCCCAGTCGAGCCAGAGCGTGGCCCGGCTGCGGAGCGCGCCGACGGCGGACACGAAGTAGCGGGCCTGAGCGGCCGCGTCGCCCGGGCGGGCGAAGTGGTAGAACCCGAGCCGCTTCGAGGCCGCCAGCGTGGCGTTGGCCTGGGAGACCATGTACGGGTTGACGTAGTCGTCGTCCTCGGTCGCCTTGACGATCACGAAGTCCGCCCAGATCCCCGCCACGTTCAGTCCGGCCTGGTGGCTGGAGATGTCGATGCCGTGAGCGTGCTGCGGCGCGGCCGTCTGAGACGCCGGAGCCGGGGCCGGCTTGGCCGGGGTCGGGGCCTTCCACTTGGCGAAGGCGGGCCACTGCTGGAGGAACTTCGCCTCGCTGAAGCGGTGGCAGGAGGTCCACGCGCCGCGCTGAGTGTGCGGGTGGCTGCTGTAGCGGACGGTGCGGGTCTCCTGGCCCGTAGTGTCGCCCGCGTAGCCGTCGATGCTGCCGTCCTCAGCGATCCACGCCTCGGACACGAGAGGGTCGCTGCCGCTCTCTACGGCGACCACGACGTGGCCGACGCCGCCCTCGTTCGCGGCCGACAGGATGATGTCCCCGACCTGGAAGCCGCCGTCGGGCGTCAGGTTCTCGTCGGCCCAGGGGACCTCGTTGAACCCGTGAGACTCCATGCCCTGGCGCATGTTGCCGGTCCAGTAGTCGTTGATCTCCAGAAGGGCTGAGTGGCCCCACGGCACCCCGCGTGTGTGGTGGATGCCGTAGGAGATGGCACCGCACGCCAGGGACGAGCAGTCCGCGTTCTGCGGGCTGGAGACCCGGCCGTGCGCGTCGGCCGCGGCGTACCAGCTGCGGCGCTCGGGCTGGCTGTAGCCCACGTTCTGCTCATCGCAGATTCGCCGAGCGATCTCGGCGGTAACGGATCCTACGGTCACTTGCTCTCCTTACTCCGGTTCTTAGTCTTCTCGGCCTCCAGGACGGCGACACGCTGCTCCGCGATGACGGCGCGGCGCGTCAGGGCCGCGATCTCCAGGGTCAGCGCCTCGATCACGAGGATCGCGTCGACCTGGCTGTTCTTCTCTTCCATGGTTCTCCTATCAGTTGGACTCAAGCGATGGATCGGGGGCGGGGCCGTACAGGTTGCCGCCCATGGACATATCGTCGGGGAGCATGTTGCCGCCGTCGCCGCCCTGGTTACCTCCATCGCCGGGGGACGGGGGAGGCAGGTGCCACGACGACTCTCGGGCATAGTCTCGCATGATGGGCTCGCCGTCCTCAGCGACCTCGTGGTCGATCATGCGGGCCCCCTTGACCAGTACAGCCACCGTCTCGCCGGGGCTGCCCGTTACGTCCACGCGCCACTCCTCCGAGTTGGATCGGTCAAGCACGGCCCGAGCGCCGTCACTGGCGAAGACAACCCACGGAGCCTTGGCGGACGCGACACGGGGCACGTAGTCCGGCAGGGTCCAGCGAGCGCGCCCGGAGTCGTCGAGAGTCACGTTCTCCCAGTACTCGATACCGTCGTACGGGGACTCGGTGCAGGAGTGCTCCAGCCACATCCCGCCGCGCCGGGCTGTCAGGACCGGGACCCGCATAGAGAAGTTCTTGGTCCCGTTGACGTGCATGCCGTCGCTGCCGATCCATATCTGGTTCTGGCCGTTGAACTGCATCGTCGTAGTCCGGTTGTTCGCCCAGAACCGGGATTCGGCATCATTCAGCATCCGGATATCGATCCGGTCCGAGCCGACGTACAGACGGGCCTGGCTCTCGCCCCTCTTTCCGAAGGAAAATCCCAGGTTATTCATCCACCAGTACACGCTCTGAGCGTTCAGGCTCATTCCCTGCCCGTTGAAGGAGAACGAGCCGTTACCCTGAGGGGTGTACATGGCGATCGCCGACGTGCCCACAGTGATATACGGGGACACGTTTCCTGACCTCTTAGGCACCGGCCCCTGAATCCGCAGCGAGGGGTCCCCGGTGGACGCCTTCGTCATCACAATGACGCCATCCCACCAGTTGTCCTCCAGAGAGTTGAAGGACAGCCCGCAGCCGTACTTGAAGCCCTCGTACTCATCCGTGCCACTATCGCGGGACGTCACGTCGTTCAGCCACACCTCTGACCACGTGTCCCGGCGGGAGAGGCGCCCCGAGATGCTGATGTCCCCATTCCACGCGTTGATGTCCAGCGCCTTCCAGCCGTTCGAGGCGTACACCTGCATGCCGGCGCTGGAGATCTTGATGCCGCGGTTAGGGGCCCGCTCCGACTGGATCGTCGCACCGGTGATCACCTTGCCGTCTAGGGCGCCTACCTGGAGGTTGTCAGCGCTGATCGCGTTGGCGGCGATCATGCCCGCCCGGATCTTCTGGAACTCCCCCTCGTTGGCGCTGACGATCTTGGCCCACACGTGGCGGGCCGTGGCGTCAACGAAGGAGGCGTTGCCGGTCACCGTCAGCTGGTCCGTGGTCAGCTGGAGGAACTTGCCGGTGTCGGCCGCGATCTTGCGCGCCGCGAGCTCGTTGATTGCCGCAGAGCCTGCCGTCAGCCGGCCGACGTCGAGGTTCGAGACCTGCTCACCCGAGACCTGCATCTTCTCCCAGGACGTGCCGTCCCAGCGCCACTCCGCCACGATGTTCAGAGTGGATGGGTCCTGGATCCGGCAGGTGTCCCCGATGGCCTTACCGTCGAAGTCCGGACGGTCGGTGGAGTTGCCGCGCTGGTAGTAGACGGTGCCGAACACCGTCGAGGCCCGCTGCACGGCGGTCTCGATGGCTGACTGCGCGAGAGCGGCCGCTGCCTTCTGGTAGGGGGAGTCGACCTCCTGCCACTCCCAGCCCCGGTGGGAGTGGACGGTCGTGTTCCCGTTCGCATAGCGGTCGTAGGCCGGCGTCGTAGTGACTCCGGGGAACGTGGCCGGTCCCGGCCACTGGATGTACTCGTCCTTGATCTCAGCCACGTGCTCTCACCTCACTTCGCCCGCATGATGTAGTTGGCGACCGAGCCTCGGGGGAAGACCTGCATGGCGGTCTGACCCCCCTCGGCGATCGCCTGCGGGGAGCGGCCCGATGCGTTGTTACCTGTCGAGGTCAGGTAGGTGTATCCGGACGTACCGATACCGATGTCCTGGCCCGAGGTGCGAGCCTGGAAGCGGCGGCCCGAGTCCTCGATCTCGCCGATGTTGTGCGAGTGGGGCGGGATCTCGCCCTTCGTGATCGTGTGGTCGAACTCGCCGACGGCGGATCCCAGGTTCGGGGTGCGGCCGTGGCCCTGACCGTAGACGACCATGCCACGCAGGTCCGGGACGTTGAACGTTGTCGAGCCGTTGCCGGCGCCAGATCGGGTGCTGATGACCGAGAACAGCTCCGGGTAGGCGGTACGGCTGACCGCCTGACCGTTGCAGAGCAGCCAGTCGGTCGGCTGGTTCTGGCCGTAGTAGGCGATGATGCCCCCCACGGGGATGATGAACTTCAGCATCTGCTGGATCTGCTGCTGGATCGCCGCCGCGGTGGCGTTGGTGGCCGCCGAGCCCGCCTTCGACGCTGCCGAGTCCGCTACCGAGGCGGCGGCGGCCAGGCCGTTCTCGATCTTGGTCAGCGCCGCGGCGGTGATGGGGGTACGGCCCTCCGGGCCGTCCTTCCACACGCTGGGGGTGTAGGCCATGTGTCAGTCTCCTTGCTTCTTCAGGACGAAGATGCGGGCGTCCGGCGACACCCACTGTGTCTTGTCTATCACGCCCTTGTCGGGCGGGTACGGGCCGGTCTCGACGAGGGACAGGGCGACCTGCGTCATCCCCTCGGTCAGCTTGTTCATCTCCTTGAGCGTCTCGGCGCGGGCCTGTCGCTGGAGCACGTCGCTGGCGGCCAGCTTCTCCTCGACCTTGCGCACGATCGCGTCGGCGTCGATGCTCTGCTCGAGCGTGATGCGGGCGCCGGGCCCCCACTCGGATCTGTTGCCGGAGCGGTCGTAGGAGCGCAGGCGCACCTCCCACTCCTGGATCTCGAGTCCCGCCAGGTTCGTGCGCTGCACTGGCACCGGCATGTCCGTGAACTTGGAAGGAGGGCCACCTGGGCGGCGCACCGACACCTCCACTCCGGCGAAATCGAGGGGCATACCTGCCCCGCCGGTGCCGCGCCCATCCCAGTAGACCCCGAGCACACCCAGTGTCTGCGTGAGGATCGGAGCCGTCGGCACCGGCGGCGGCGTCACGTCCGTGGCCATGGTGGCCTCGACCTCCCGCGACCACGCGCCGGTAGTGTCGGCCGTAACGGCCCTCACTGCGAACGCGTAGCGGGCGCCTGGCGTTAGCCCGTCCAGCTGCCCGGTAGTCTCCTTGGACGTACTCATCGGGCCCGACAGGAGGGGCAGCTTCCGGGAGGCGATCTCGTAGCCGGTAACGTCAACGGCCACCCCAAGGGTGTCCGTCGTCACAGCGTCCCACTTCAGTGAGGCGACGGCGCGAGGGTAGCCGTCAGCACCGATGACGGCGTCCGAGGTGGCCACGAGCCCCTGGGGCGGGTTGGGGGCGTTCCTGCTCTTCGGCTTCTCCGGCCGAGGGTTCTTACCGTCGGAGTTGACCGCCCCCAGGACGCCTTTCTGGCGCTTGGCCAGGCGAGCCAGGACGTCGTCGAGCATCGTGCCCAGCGTTGTGTGACCCTGGCAGCGGCCGTTCTCAGTCACCGAGATGGAGATCTGGGTAACTCGCATCTTCTCCAGACCACCGGCCCGCTCCACGCGGATCCAGTCGCCCAGGGCGTAGTCCTCGAAGGGGAGCCACTGCAGGTCGTCGGCCTCCCACTCGCGCTTGACCTCCGCGGCGGGCGTGGCTCCGGTCTTCAGAGTGAGGTCTGCCACGCGGCGGGCCGTGGTCTCCAGAGTCACGCCGCCGGCGCTGACGACCTTCTCAGTGCGGGGCATGTCCTTGGGTGCCTCAGGGTTGGGGAAGGTCCAGGTCTTGCCCTCGTCACCCTTCACAAGGACGTGGGTGCATAGCTGGGACCAGTCCAGCTTCTCCGGGGCCGACTTCGTCCCCGCTGTCAGTCGCCACACGACGTCCAGGTTCTCACGCTTGAGCGCCGCGTCCGGGTTGTAGACCTGAAGGGTGCGGCCTCGCCATCGGTAGTCGATCATGCCCATGTTCATGAGCGAGTCCAGGATGGACTTGATCGACACCGACGGGTCGAAGGCGATGGTCGTGATCAGTGCCCAGCGCTGTCCGGCTGAGTCCGCCGACGCAGAGACATCCAGCGTGAGGCCCGCACCCCAGCCGCGCTTGACGGCGGCGTCCCACACGGTGCGAAGGATCTCCCCGGCATTGCGATCCCGGAAGCGGTACTTCCCGTCCTTGTCCATCGCCGCGAAGGGGACCTCCCACACGAGGGCTCCCTCGAGGCGGTGCCCGATGTGGATCAGGTCGGCGTGGCGGCGCTCGGTGCCGTCGTCGATGAGGTTCCACTCGGAGGACAGGTTCGTGAACCTGGCGTTGTACGGCTCGTGCCAGGTCTGACCGTCGTAGCAGAGCTCAACGGCGATCTCCACGGCGGAGTCGAGCAGCCCGCCTCGCACGCCCATGTCCCCGTTCGGGTAGGACAGGGTTAGCGACGGCGTGGCCTGGCGAGGGCACGTGAACGTCCCGGCCAGCGCGTCGGGCAGCACCCCAAGGCGGGAGCCTGTGGACTGCTCGTAGGCTACGTAACGCATGGCCAGGCCCCGGGCGAATGAGAGATCGCGAGGCATCAGTAGGCCATCCTTCCGAGAAAGCGGCCGGTCACGTTAGTGAGCGTCATCGAGATGTGGCCGTCGGCGTTAGGTGTGGCCCGGAAGCCTCCAGGACTCATGGAGATCTCTCCGTCGGCACTGCGGGCGTCTGACTGAATGTCCCACCCCGAGGAGGGGTTCTTCCAGGCCCGGTAGCGGGCGATGTCCACGATCAGCCTCTCGCCGGCGTTCAGCGAGCCGTTGAAGGTGATTGAGGTGCCGGAGACGCTGTCCCTGACGGTGCAGGAGGTAGACGACGGCTCCAGCATCAGCTTCCCGTCCGGGATCGGCATCACGCAGCCGTCGAACTTGGACATGTCCGTAAGGGGCGCCTCGATGTCCGCCGTCCCGCGCCACAGGCCGGAGACGATCTCGTAGGTGATCGCGAACGTGATCGTCTCCGAGTGCGGGTCAAAGACGGGCTCCACCGATGAGGTGGGCCGGACCCGAGCCTCCCGCGTGGGAGAGCCCTTCGGCGTGTACTGGAGGGTCTGGAGGCGGCCGAAGGCGTACAGCCGGCGCAGGAGGTCCTGGTAGTTGCGCTCCAGGACCTCCAGGCCCTCCTTGCAGCGGTTCCCGTTACGGCCGTCGGCCCAGGGGAACACGGTGAACTTCAGGGCGACGGTGGCCGACTTCAGTACGGAAGGCGCGATCGGGAGCACGCCGAAGCGGCCGGGGATGTCCACGGAGGCGTTCCAGGGCTCGCCGCGGGTCGACAGCGTCGTCCCCTCGGCGAGCACCCAGCGCTGGCGCACATCGTCCAGGTCAGTGCCGTCCAGTGAGTAGATGGCCATGGGTGGGTGACCCTCCTCAGATGATCGCGGCCAGTCTCAGCCCCTCGGCGACCTCGTCGCGAGTCTTGGAGTCCGGCTTGGCCTGCGGATAGTTGTTGGTGATGTTGATTGTAGCGCCTGATCGGCTTCCCTTATCAAACGATCCGGAGGACTCCGGGGCCGGGTTCGGACGGCCGGCCGAGGCCCGCGCCGGGAGCGGCTGAACGTCGGCGCTCAGGCCGATCGTGGCGGGCTTGGTCAGGTCCTCGGTCAGGCCCTGCAGCGAGGAGCGCACGGCCCCGTACTGGCTCTCCAGCCCGTTGATGAGGCCCTGCATGATCATCTCCCCGGCAGGGGTGAGCAGAACCTTGTCAACGGGGGCCGGACCCTTCCAGGACGGGAGCATGCTGGTCAGCCTGCTCAGCTTGTTCTTGACCGCCCCGATCATCGACGAGATACCGTTCAGAAGACCATTGATGATGTTCTTACCGGCGCTCAGCAGCCACGAACCGGCGTTGGAGAAGATGTTGCGGATGCTGTTGGGGAGGTTCCGCACGAAGTTCACCGCGCGGCTGACTCCGGAGGAGATGGTGGACGTGATTCCGTTCCAGGCGGCCGAGGCTCCGGACTTGATGGCGTTCCATCCGCCGGAGATGACGCTTCCTAGCAGGTTCCACGCCGCCCTGGCGATGCCGACCAGAATCTGGCCGAATCCCGTGAACTGCGCCTTGATGAAGTTCCAGACTCCGGAGCTGATTTGCTTGATCCCGTTCCACGCCTGAGACCAGTTGCCCGTGATGACGCCCATTACGAGGTTGATGATCCCCTGTATCACCTGCATCGCGCTGACGATGGTGTTCTTGATGCCCGTGATGATCGGAACGACGATCGGCATGAGGGCCTTAACCACCGTCCCCACCAGCTGGAACGCCGGGATCAGGGCGGCGGTCAGTGCCGACACGATCGGGCCGATGACTGGGACGATCGCCGCTAGCAGGTCGTTGATTAGCGGGCCGAGCACCGCGAACAAGGCCGACAGCACAGGGCCGAGAGCCTGGATGACCGGCATGAGTGCCGCGGCCAGCTGCTCGATGATCGGGGCCAGCAGCTCGGCCAGCTGGGTCATGACCGGAGCCAGCTGCTCCACCAGCTGAGCGATCAGCGGAGCGACGGCCGCCAGCAGCTCGCCGCCGACGGTCGCCAAGGCGCCGAACGCCTCGCCCAGGGCGGGCATGGCGGGCGCGAGCGCCTGGACGGCGATCAGCACGTTCTGGAAGAACGACTCCAGCCCTCCCTGGAAGGCGGGGTTCTGGAGAGCGGTGGAGATCCCGTTCAGCCCAACCTCGATGATCTGGCCGACCAGTGGCAGGATCGTGGAGAGGGTCGGGGCCAGGGACACGAACGCCTGGCCGAGCGAGCCGACGCCCTGGAAGGCGTAGGACGCAGCCGTACCCATCGCGCTGAAGATCGAGGACAGCGTGCCCTGCCACAGCGGGCCGTTGACCGCGGCGTTGGCTCGGTCAAGGCCGTCGGCGATAGCGCTTAGCGGAGTGGAGCCGGAGGCCATGGCGGAGAAGACCCCGCCCAGGATCCCCGCCAGGTCGAAGACGATGTTCTTCAGTGTCCCGAAGGTCTTGGCGGCGGACTGGATGGCCTTGTCCATCTCGCCCGACTCGGTCTTGGCCTGCACCCAGGACTGGAAGGAGTAGGCGACGTCGTTGGCCCAGGAGGCGATGGCCGGGAGGTACTTCGCTCCCACCTCGCCCAGGCTCAGCAGAGCATCGGTGAACGCCCCAGCCCCGTCGCCCCCGATGTCCATAGCCTCGGCCAGGTAGCCGAGCGACGCCTGGAAGCCGGGGATGTGGTCCTGCGCGGCCGACGCGACGGCCGACGTCATCGACCCCATGTTCGCCGCCACCGTCGAGATGGCGGGGGTGAGCGCGTCCAGGCCGTTGACAATGAGGGACCGGACCGCGCCCTCAGCCTCGCCCCAGAACGACGTCGAGATCGAGTCCTGCAGCGCCTCGAAGGACGGACCCAGGTCCTCCAGGACGGTCGAGGCGTCTGACATGGCGGCGGCGAAGATGCCCACGCCGGCCGCGGCCGCCCCGAGAATGCCTGGCATCGCCAGCAGCGCTGGCAGAGTGTGGGCGATGCTAATCCCGAACTGGGCGACCGTACCCAAACCGGCCCCGGCGATCGACGTCAGGCCAAGGATCGCAGTGCCCGCACCGGCCATCTTCACCGAGAAGGTGTCCAGGTTGGTGAAGATGTCGTTCAGCGAGTTCTTCAGGTTGCCGAAGATGTTCCCGCCGGCCAGGGCCTTCAGCTCGGTGGCGACCTTCGCCAGCGACGCCTTGGCCAGGCGCACGTGAATATCTATGTAGCGAGGCTTCTTGGTCAGCCGGGCCAGGTCGAAGCGCGCCTTGCCGTCGTCCAGGTCGGCGTTGACGGTCGCCTTGCCGTCGAGCTTGTCGAGCTCGTGCTTCAGCTTCCGCTTGGAGGCCTCGGACAGGTGCGCGTGGGCCTCGATGTCCCCGCCGAGTTTCTTCAGCTCGGCCTGAAGCTTTTTCCGGGAGGCGTCGTCGAGCTCGGCCTCGGCCTTCAGCCTCGCGTCGAGCTTGGCGATCTGCTCCCTGAGCTTACGCTGAGCCGCCTTCTCCAGGGAGACATCTACACGGATGTCCGACTTGATGTTGGCGATGCGCTCCTTGATCTCGGCTACGTCCTTGCCATCGATCTCGATCTTGGCGTCGATGGCCGCCTCGGTCTTGCGGATCGCGTCGAGGGCCTTCTGACGGGACTTCTCATCGAGGTCGACGCGGGCCTTGATGGCGGCCTTCATCTCGTCGAGCTCGCGGCCCAGCTTGGCCACGGCGTTGTCGTCCAGGACCGGCTTGACCGGCGTGCGCCAGTCGGCCTGCCGGAGCTTCTGCTTGATCTCCTCCAGGTCGCGCTTGGAGAGACTGACGTCCGGAGACGCCTTCGTCTGCGCGATCGCCGTCTCGATACGTCGAAGGTCCTTAGGGTCGATCTTGGCGTTGACCTGCAGCACGAGCCCGTCAAGAGCGTCCTTGACGGAGTCGCGCATCTCGCGCGCCCACTTCTCAGCGGCGCGCTCGATGCGCTTGCCGATCTTCTTGAGGCTCTTCTCGATGCCCCGCTCAGCGTCGCCGCGGAAGTCGCGCGCGTCAGCGCCGACCTCTACGACTACCTCGCCGATCTTGTCTGCCACGGGCTACCTCCCCGCTCGTACGTCGAGCGGGCGGCATCGCGGCCCGACTCCTGTCTGAGGCCATGATACCGCCCGCATAGGCGTGTCTTATAGGTGATGTCACATCCCAAGGGCCGCCTTAAGGGACCCGAAGCCGCTGGACTCGTTGCCCGAGTACCACGGGCTACGCGGGTCGGTGACCTCTACTCCCTTGGGCGGGAGCCACAGGTCCCTTTTCAGCTTCTCGGTAGCGCCCTCGTCCTCGGCGTTGCGGGTGAGGATCCACCACATGACGTGGCAGAACCGGTTCAGGGGCAGGGTCTCCAGATCTATCCCGTGCCCGAGGCAGAACCCGTCGATGTAGTCCCACTCCTTGTGGGCCGAGGCCATAAGGCGCTGGACTACGTAGGGGGGTTCTCCCCGACCTCCTCCATGACGGCGGAGATGAGGTCTGTCAGGTCGGGGATGTCGAGGTCGTCGGCGGGGCTCTTGAGACGCTTGACGACCTCAACGCCGGTCTCCTTGCCGAAGAGGACGTGGCACCATTTCGCCAGGCCGTCGATGAGCTTCTCCGAGTCCTCGCCGGCGTCCTTGAGCGCCTGGGAGAGGAAGATGGCGACGGCAGTCTTGGGCGGGCGGACCTTGTACTCGGTACCGACCAGTTCAACGGTGATGGACTTCCGGGTCTTGCCGGGGATCGTGATAGTAGCCATGAGGCGATTCTAATGGAAGTCAGAGGGCTTGATAAGACGTACCGCGTCCCGGACGAAGTGGGCGCCCTTGATCCCCTTGACCCACTTCGCGAATACGGCCTGTCTGGACCCCTTCGGGGTGAATACCATGCGCGAGGCCCTGGCCGGCCCGTGTGGCCGGGTGCCCTTCTCCTGGTAGGCGGCGTACGGTGTACGAGCCCCGATCTCGAAGGCCGGGTTGAGCGGGTGCTTGCCGGGGACTCGCTCTACCGTGACGGAGTTCACCATACGGCCGGAGTTGATCCGCCCCTTGGCGCGGATGTTGCGCTGGATGCGCCCTTGAGTGCGCTTGGCCGCCTTCAGGGCGGCCTGTTTAGTGATCTGGGCCACCTTGTGCTCCTGGATGGGGCCCTTGAATCGCACTCTTACGTGAACCATCTCACACCTCAACCCTTCCCAAGGTCACGGGCAGCTGAGCCGGACGGTGAAGGTCCACTCGCCGGCCACGCAGCCTCCGTCTGGGCCGGAGGCGTCCCACTCCATCGAGTCCGCGTTCGTGGACGACGTGAGGAACTTGCCCAGGTCCGCCATGTCCTGGTGCAGGACGGCCGCGTCGGCCGTCAGGTCGAAGGGGCGAGGCCCGCGCCCCCGGTCGTCCACGACCTCGACGCAGCGCAGCGTGCCGAGGGCGTAAGTAGCGGCCCAGTAGCGCACCGAGCAGGCCTCGCCGTCAGCGGCGCGCGGGCCGAATACCGGAGAGACGGAGACGGTGCGGACGTAGAGGTGCCCCGCGCAGCACTCGTCCCAGGCCACCTCGGCGCCGGGAGCGACGTACGCCTGTGAGACCGCGTTTGACAGCGCAGTGGCGCCGCCCTTCAGCAGGGCGAGAGCGGTGGAGTGGACGACGGACGGCACCGGCGAGGCGACCCGGCCCGACAGGGCCGCGTAGTCCTCGCTCTGGGAGCGGCCCCGGCGCGTAAGCCGCGGCGCCGGGCTCACCAGATCCCCCCGCCGCGGCGGCTGGACGGCTGCCGGCGCGCGTAGTCGTCGGGGTTGTAGGCCCTAGCCGCCTGACGGGGCTTGCGGATCGAGGTGACCCATGAGTCCACGAGCCAGATGCCGGTACGGCCCTCCTGCATCTCATCGAAGTCGTCCTGCACCTGGACGGTGACGCCCTGCCGGGTGACCGACTGAAGGCGCGCCGGGAGGGCGCAGTCCCGATCCATGCAGGCCGCCTTCGCCAGCTCGAGCGCGAGCACGCCGGCAGCGACCTGGCCACCCTCGGGGACGGGCACGCCCTGCGAGTAGCGAATCTCCCAGGTGCCTTCCTCGGTCGTCGGCCGGGACAGGTCTTGTACCGAGGGGAATACAAGCGGAACATCGGGACCGAGCGGGGAGGTACGCCCCGTGAGCTGGAGTACGGAGTGGTTGATGAGTCGGTACGCGCCCAGCGGGAGCACCTTGCCGTTGATCGTGACCTGGTGCACCCGGTGGACGTTGCCGGGCAGGCGGATGGCCGGAGTCCCGGAGGTGTGGGTGCAGTACGGACCGCACAGGCCGCACACGACGTCGTGCAGGACGCCTCCCAGGCGGAACGGGAGGAAGCTGCGCAGGTAGTCCTGGGACTGATAGGTGGGCGGCGGTACGCAGTCGGCCGGCTCGGGCCGGATCACTACGATGTCGGTCCCGAACCGGCGCCCGGTCCACTCCCAGAGCAGCTGGGTCGCCATGGCCTCGAAGGTGTGCTGCTGCTCGGGCCTGCCGGCCTCGTCCAGGTACTCCCGCAAATCCTCGCACGCGCTGTAGGAGACCGGCCAGTCCCCTGGGCCGTAGCCCCTGTCAATGTCCTGCATGCCCTCTCCTACAACGCGTGCGTGGTGCGGGATGGCTACGCCGCCGTCTATAGGCGGTGCCCGCACGGATGAGTATACCTATAGGAGACGCCTAAGGGCCGCAGATGAGGTTTCACGTGGAGCAGGTACGGCGACAGCCCCGTAGGGCGTTTGTGCGCTCTACGGGGCTGTCAGTGCCTCTGAGGGGTATCAGGGGACGGTGACGGGCTGGTCGCTGTCCGGCGGGGGAGCGAGAGCCGTGTCGATCATGAGGAGGTGGTCGAGCGGGTCGAGCGGGGTGGGCAGCTTCGCGTTGTCAAAGCCGCCTCCGCCCTGCTTGGCCTTCTTGACCACGTCGTAGGGGCCGGTGCCCCAGGCGTTACCGGACTTGGTGACGGCGCCGGTCATGGAGAACGAGATGGCGTCCTCACCCGTGACCTCGATGTCGCCGATGGTGCCGGCGGTGATGAACGGCAGCAGCAGGTAGCCGCTGGCGTCCTCAGCACCCTCGGCACACGCCTGGCCGGACAGACCGGTCCACAGCTCGAGGGCGAACTTCTTCTCGATCTTGCCGTAGGCGACCTTGAAGCCCGCGGTGTCGCCCGCGTGGTCCAGGTACTTCGTGGCGTTGGTGACGATGTCCAGGACGGAGGGGTTCACGCCGCAGAACTCGAGCTCGACCGTGAAGTACTTGAAGGTGTTGGACTGCTTCTCGTTGACGCACAGGGAGCCGTCGGCCTTGCGGACCGTGATCTCCGTGCCGTCCTCGACCTCGGCGGCGAGCTTGACCGACACGAAGCCGGAGGTCGCCACCGGCTTGTGCTGCGCCTTGTCGAACTTGCCGCAGGTGTCCAGCGGGGTGACGCGGATGCGCTTCCCCAGCACTGGTGTGTATGAGTGCGTCTTAGCCATGGCTCAGCGCATCCTTCCCGTTGGTACTGGTGTTGGTGATGGAGTTGACATGGGTCAGAACTGGCGGGCCACGTACTTGCCGGTGCCGGGGTCCGTGGACACCTTTACGAAGTAGGCGTCGTCCGGGTTGAACGCGATGACGTACTGACGCTCGGCGACGGCCGTCAGGTCGTTAGTCCCCTTGTCGAATCCGCCCGCCCCGTTGGTCGAGGTGAAGACGTCCCCTCGGTAGATCAGGATCGGTCCGGTGGACGCGATGATCGGGGGAGTGTCGTCGTAGCCGTCGCCGAAGACCACGGGGGTCCCCATGCGGGTGTAGGACTCCCCGGTCCTCGGGTCCGTGTCGATGTACATGCGCCCGGCCAGCATCGACCCGAGGCGCTGCGAGAGGTGGAACGTAGGGGCCACGCCCGGAGTGTGGGCGTACTTCTCGGCGGCGTTCCAGGCGCCTTCAGCAGGCTGGGCGCCCGCGTCGTTGGCCCACTCCTGAGCGCGTTTGAGCGCGGGGCCGGTCCCGCCGACGCCGTTCCACAGCGCCTTCTCGACCGCGTACTCCTCGTACTGGGCGAGGCGCTGCGCAGCGATGGCGACGGCCTCCTCAGGAGTGTGGTCGAGGGGCGTGGTGCGGAACGTCGCGTAGACGGTCAGGGGCTCCAGGGACTCGTGGGCCACGCCCTCGGGCTTGTCCAGGACCTTGGGCAGGCCCTTGACGGTGCCCGGATTCTGGTACTGACCGATGGTGCCGATGTCGGCGCGCTCGACGTCCTCCCAGGTGACGCCGTTCTCCCAGCGGATCGAGGAGTCCTCGATGGGGGCGAACCGGGAGAAGAGGCCGCCCTTAAGACGCTGAGTGACTGGCGCCTCGATGCGCTGCTTCGGTGCGATGATGGGCATCTGTCCTCCTTGCTGGACGGTGACTGGCTAGGGATGGTCACGGGGAGGGCGGGGACTGGCCGCCGCCCTCCCCGGAGTCATCACTTGGCCGGGTCAGCCGTGCCGTTGGCGAGGAGCCTGATGCCGGTACCGGTGCCGCCGTTCGGGTTGATCGGCACCGTCACGACGCGGGCGTCGTGACCGCGCTTGGCGACCAGGTAGCCCTCCTCGGTGAACAGGGCGGTGTAGTCGTTCTGTCCGAGCAGGACCGAGTCGTAGACGGTGTCCAGGGTGATGACGTCCTGGCCGCCCTTGACGAAGGTGCCAGCCGAGTAGAGCAGGAACTTCAGGCTGGCTCCCCAGACCTTGAAGTCACCGGCTGCGCCGGTCAGGGCCTGCCAGTCGTAGACGAACTGCGGGTTGACGCCGCGGGCCTTGAACCAGGCATCGATGCGGGCGTCGTTGACGTCGGTGAGGTCGACGCCCTGGCGGCGGGACAGGTCGGTGCGGATGGCGCCGTGGACCCAGTAGGGGAAGACCGCCTCCAAGGTGGTGGAGCGGGAGAGGCGCTGAGCGTAGCGGTAGTGCTCGACCTGGAGCTCGATGGCGGTCAGGATCGGGGCGGCGGCGCCGACCTGGCCGGCGTCCATGGAGACGGCAGTGGACTGCTTCTCCATGGAGGCGATGATCCGCTCGCTCATCTTGTGCTCGTGGGCAACGAGGGCGCCGCGGATGGTGCGGGCGACCAGCTCCGGGTAGCCGCGCTGCTGGAGCAGGTTGGCCTGGATGTGGAGACCGGCCGCGGAGAGGCGGACGTCCTCGAAGTCGGTGCAGGGCACGCTGTAGACGGGCTTGGGGCCGACCTTGTTGGTCGGGTCGGTGGCTGAGGTGGGAGCGTACTTGCCGGCCTTCGCCTCCTCCTCGGTGAAGTTGAAGGAGGGAGCCGCGTAGAGGTCGGAGAACTTGGGGCCCTTGGTGAACTTGATGCCCCCGCGGGTGACGTTGATCTCAGGCAGGGAGATCAGGCCGTCGCGGGACTCGTCCTCGATCAGGTCGTAGACGGTCTCGGAGGGGGCGCACCAGCCGCCGGCCGCGACGAGGGAGCCGCCGGGGAGGTTCTTCTCGTTGACGGCGAAGGCCATCGCGGCGTCGGCCGACTCGGGGGAGGAGACGGTGGCGCGCTCGTCGAAGTGCTTGCGCACGACGGCGAGGCTGTGACGCTCGCTCATGGCGCGCCCGGCGCGAGCGGCGGCGGCGTAGGCGCCGGAGTTGAAGCCCTGGAGGCGGCGGTCGAGGGCGACGGCCAGGTCCTCGAAGGAAGCGTCGGAGTCGGCGGCGAAGCCAGGAACGTCGGCCACGGTCAGGCGGGCCTTAGCGGTGTCCTCCACGGAGGTCTCCTCAGTGATCGCAGGTGCGGGGGTGTGAACGTGCCGACGGATGCCGGACAGCTTGATGGGGCCACGGGGAGCAGCGGCGGTGACGGCCTCGGGCTCGGTGTCGACCTGAGCCTCGGGCTCGACGTCGGCAGCGGCGGCCTTGGCCTTCTTCTGAGCCTGCTCGGCAGCCTGGCGCTCGGCCGCGTCCTCCGCGGCGTCGGCCTTCTTCTCGGCCGGAGTGTCGTCCGCGTCGTCCGCGTCATCGGCGGGAGAGTCGTCCTGGTCCTCGTCGTCATCGGCCGGGGCAGGCTTGGCGGCCGGCTTGTCGGCACCGACCTTGGCGGCCATCTCGGCGGCCTTGGCAGCGCGCTCGGCAGCAGCCTGCTCGCGGGCGCTGATCTCAGCGGACAGGACCTCGATGCCGTCGGTCAGGGTGCCGAGGGTGGCGAGGTCCTCGTCGGTGAACTCGCCGCCGGCGTAGAGGGTCTGGAAGGCGTCGACGGCCTTGGAGCGCAGGTCACCGAGGTCGGCGGCGCTCAGGTCGGACAGGTTCTCGGGGATCTCCAGGTCGAAGGTCTCGACCGGGGCGTCGTCCGCCTGGTCGGCGAAGACGGTGATGTCGAAGTGCTTGCGCATGTTGAGGGGTCCTCCGTGTCTCGTTGCTGGGCAGGGTTCCCGTCCCCAGCGGGGTACACACGAGGCCCTGCTGCCATGCCGTTGGCTCAAAGGATACACCTATGAGTGAGACAACCCTCCATAGGGGTAGACAAAACCCCGCACCGCCATGAGCAAACGGTGCGGGGTTCTGCCTGATCCACCCAGCGTCAGGAGTCCATGAGACCTCTAACAGGGACCATCATAACCGATGACGATGGGTGGCGCTACGGCTAGAAGCGAGTGATCGGGGAGGAGTCCTTGGAGCCCTCGCCGGGCAGGGTGCCGTCGGCCAGGGGCCGAGGCTCGGTACCTACCGGGGGAGTTGTAGTACGTCCACAGCCGCATCCCATGATTTCTGTTCCTTTCCTCAGATGGATCCGAGACGGCGCGCCATGGACGCCGCCTTCGCCAGTGTACCGGCGCGCTCGACCCGCGCCCGCATCTTGTCGGCGGCCGTCGCGCGCGCCAGGTCGCGGCGGCGCTCGGACTCCGCCAGGCGCTTCAGGTACGAGATGTCTCCGAGCGTGAGACCGTCGCCCGCCATCCGGCTCGAGGGGTGCGAGGCGCGTGCGGCGGAGTCGTCGTGAGCCACGACGCCGGACGCCTGGAGGGAACGGACCTCGCCGGAGGCTAGGAGTCCCTGAGGACGCGGCACCGGGAAGCCGGGCACGTTGACCGCCAGAGCGCCGACGAGCTCCAGGGAGCCGCGGATCGTGCGCCAGTCGCCGGAGATCGGGGCGGAGCGGGCCACCCGGACCTGCTCGGCAGTGATTCCGGGGCGCAGCGAGCCCGCCACCCAGATGCCGTAGGCGTCCTCACCGGCCGCGACGTCGGCGAAGACGGTGCCGGTGTTGTCGTAGTGCTCGGCGGCGGCGTTGGCGGAGTCGCGAGGGCCTGCGTGGCCGGTCCCCATTGTGAGATGCCCCACAGCCACGGACGTGCCCTCAGCCGTACGCAGCGCCCCGGTGCGGAAGTAGGCGTAGTTGGATGGGCTGGTGGGCGGCTCGACGCACTTCCCGATCTGCCCGATGTGGCAGGTGCCCCAGGCCGCGATGTGCCCGTAGACGCGGCCATCGTCCTCGACCACGAGAGCGGTCGGGCCGGTCAGCTGCGGGTCCTTGAACCACGCCTCCGGAGGGGCGGTGGGAATAGCCGCAGCGGTCAGTGAGTCACGGCTCAGCGGGCCGGCACCTGCTGAGCGAGCCATTTTCTCCTCAGAATCGACGTTTTCGCCGCGCTCAGCGGGTTCAGAGGCGCTGGGAGCCTGCCCAGCGGCGTAGACGCGGGCCGTGGCGAAGGCCGGGACGGCTACGAGGGTGGCGGCGCGCAGGCGGGCCGACTCGATGACCGTGAGCTCGTCCGAGGAGGACATGGCGGCGACCTTGACCCGGCCGCCGGGATCGGGCTCGACGTCGGAGTCATTGCCTGAATCAGCAACGTCGGCCCCGGGCATGTCCGCCTTCGCCATGATCCTGAACGTCACGTCGTCAGTGTCGATGGAGACGCCATTGGACATCTGCTCGTTGACCTGCCGGTATGCCTCGGCGCCTACGGCGCTGCCTAGGTCGAAGGTCCCGGTGGCGTAGATGTCCCCGCCGTCGCGGCGCTCGACGGTCTCGATACGGCCGCAGACCTCGGCGCCGTCGTGGCCTCCGACGTCCTTGAACGCCACGCGAAGCGGGATGGGGAGGTCGTACCAGCGCAGGGCGCCGTCCTCGATGAGGCGGCCGTCGCCGGTCATCTCGCCCTCGCGAGCGATGACGCCCTCCCAGCGTCCGTCCGGCATAGGGGCCGAGGCGTCAGGCGTCGGGGCGGGGTCCGGCTCGGGGACGGGGTCGCCGACGGGCTTCGAGTCCCCGGCCCGGAGGTCGGAGAACTCGCCCACGCGGCGGGCCGTCTCCTCGATGCGTAGCTTCATGGCTGTCCTTTCGATGTCTGAGGCTGAGTACTTGACGTTGACGGCCCGGGTGACGGCGGGGCGCGCGTCGGTCGGGATGAGGATGCAGCGGCAGTTCGCCACTTCCTTAGGAGGGCCGGCGGGGTCGCCGGGGTAGAGCAGGAGGGAGTCCCCGACGTGGAACGGGGTGCCGAGATCCTGCACCTGACCGTCGGCCTCGACGTGGGTAGGCCGCACCCGGTTGTCGTGGACCGTGATCCAGCGCAGCCGGCCCCGCTTGCGGGCCAGGTCCGAGGTCGCCATGCGGTGGGCGGCGTTCGCCGTCGCCGCGGTGCGTGCCAGGGTGCGAAGGCGGGCCGCGTAGGCGGTCGTGGCCTCGCCCTTGCGGCGGGAGGTGCCGAGGAGCTTGCCGAGCTCGATCTTCGTCTTCCGCTCGCCCCACCCCTCGGAGGCGGAGCGCTTGAGGAGGGAGCGCACGTCCTCGTAGACCATGACCGGCAGGCCGGAGTCCTCCAGGATGCGCTGCACGGTCGCGTACTGAGGTAGGCGGCGCCGGCCCCGGTCGTCGCGGACGAGGTCACGGATGGCGGCCTGCCACGCCGATCGGACCGACGTCCAGGCGAACGGGTTCGGCACTCGGTCGCCGGCCGCCGTCAGGACCGGCGAGTCGAGAGCGTCCTCGGCCAGGGCACGGACGCGGCGCAAGAAGTCGTTCAGGACCGGCTCGGCCAGGTCGAGGTACTGATCCTCGATCGCGTCACGCCAGTCAGCCACCGCCTTGGGAGACTCCCAGTCCGAAGGGCCCCTGGCCAGCAGATCGACGTCGGGGGAGGTCGAGGCGGAGGCCATCAGCGCACCTCCTCAAGGGACGCCCGGTTCAGGGACGGGGTGCGGATGAGAGCGTTCTCCGGCAGGACGTAGCGCAGCGCCGTCACGAGCCGGTCCAGGCGGTGCGGAGCGCCGTGCGTGGCGACCTGGGACACGTAGGCGTCCAGCAGGGTCACGACGCGGCCGGACTCGACGCCGGGGCAGCCGTGGTTGTCGAGCAGGGCCGGAACGACGTCCCACGCCCCCCTCGTGGCCTTGCTCACGGTGATGATGTCCGTCGGCCACAGCACGTGCGCCTCGTGGAACGGGCGGCCCTTGAGCGCGTTGAAGCGGGCCCTGTCGGCGCGCACGATCCGCTTGCCGACGGCCTCCAGCGCCTTGACGACCAGGACGTCAACGACGGCGACCAGGGCGGTAGCGTCCACGTCCTGCCCGTGGGCGGTCAGTCGGGCGTCTGGGTTGCGGCGCTGGACGGCGGGGGCGGGAGAGGTAGCGGCCGACGCCGCCGCGTAGGCGCGGGCGGCGTCGGCTGTGGGTGGGGGAGGTGCCATGGATTCTCCTGAGGGTGATGGTGAGGTGAGTGGTCGGTCAGGCCCCTGCCGGGGCCGTGGTGGATGACTCCGGGCGAGCGTCGCCGGATGAGATCGGCGCCTCGCTACCTGGAACCCTACCCGGCTCGGCCGCGTCGGCGCCACTCGGCGGACGGCCGGGGCCGTCCTGGTCGGGACGAGGTGCGACGGGGGACGGGCCGTCGTCAGGGGCGGGCGGAGTCGGCGGCAGGGCGAGCTCGCGCAGGGACTCGGACGGGGCCGAGTAGTCGCCCTTGTACGCCTTCAGGATCTCCTCAGTCAGAGGGCCGATGCCGATCGTGCCCATGAGGTCCGGCCGCTTCGAGACCATGGCCAGGGCCTGCATGAGGGCGCGCTCGTCCAGAGGCTTCGCGTCGGAGTCGTCGAAGCCCGACGCCTCGCGCAGCGCCTCGTCTGACACGGCGCCGGCGCGGTGCAGGTTCAGCGCCTCCTCCGACCGGTTCGGCCGGGCCACGAGGGCGGAGACGTCGTAGCCGACCGATAGCGTGCGCACCTCGTCCTCGCTCAGGCCCGCCGAGAGCAGAACCGGGCGGAGGTACTGGCTGGTCAGCGCGTCGCAGATCAGGGCCAGGACCGGCTCGATGTGCGTGGTCACCGTGTCCTCTCGCGTCAGCCACGCGCCCCAGTGGTTCATGGCGCCCGATCCGAGCAGCAGCTCCGGAGGGGCATCCTGGGCCAGGGCCAGGCGCCGGATCGCCTCGTCCCGAAGGTCACGGGCGCCGGAGTCCAGGGCCGAGGAGAACGTGAGGTGGCTCATCTTGTCCGCCGCCTCATCCGGCACGGTCACGACGAGCGGCACGACGGCGGAGGCGTCGTCCCGGTTCTCGATGGGGCGCAGCATCGAGTCCATGAGCGCGGCCACGAACGGGTCCGGCGCGCCGTAGGCGCTGGAGTCCGCGGCGTCCGAGGCCAGGGCGGCCGAGGCCGAGGAGGGGACGACGAGGATGCCTGCGCCGGCGAGGCGGGAGTCGATCTGGGCGCTGATGTGCCGGGTCAGGCCGATGAGCTCCCTCAGGATCGGCAGGCAGGCCCTCGTCGGGCTGTCCGCCTCCCAGTAGCGGGCCGGGTGCGGGCGCCACACGCGGACCATGTAGACCTCGGAGGCCGAGACCTCGATAGGCGCCGAGCCGTCGGTGCCCAGGTTCAGTCGCACGGTGCGCCCGTCAGCCCCGACGGAGGAGACCTCCGTGACGGCCAGCACGCGCCACACGAGATCGGTCAGGGCCGGGTCCGGGCTGGGCGCGGTCACCGCCGGCGCCGAGGAGGGGGACACCTCGTCGATGACGTGGCGCGGCACGCCGACCAGCCACCCCTCGCCGGCCACGAACAGGTTCGTCGCCAGGCGCTGGAGCATCTGGCCGAGGTCCTGCTGGCTGGCGCCGAGCGCCGCCAGGACCGCCTCGGCCAGGGCGGCGGTGGGGCCGGCGGCGGTGTCGGTCGCGTCGGTCTCGTCGTCCCGGAGCGAGGAGTGCGGGCCCGTGGCGGGCTTGTGCTGGACGTAGAGACGCGCCTGGGACAGGCGGCCGGCCAGCGTCGAGGCCAGGAAGCGCTCCTCACCGACCTCGTCGTAGGCCGCCCACGCCTCCGCCTGCCACGAGCGCGAGCCGAGTGCTGAGCCACGCGAGGCGGAGGCGCCCGCCGAGGACGTGGCACTGGAGGGTCGGGAGGCACGGGCCGCCGTAGGCCGGGAGGCCGCGGCGGTCAGGGTGCGGGCGGCCGGAGCCTGCTGGACGATGACGCCGCGGCGGGCCAGGGCGCGGGAGCGGTAGGCGTCGAGGCTGGAGACGGTCGAGGGGGCGGCGGTCACTTCGAGTCCTCCGTTGCGGCGGTGGGGGCGGGGGACGGCTGGGGAGAGGGCGCGGGCGTGTCGAGCCGGTGGGAGACGTGGCCCACGACGTAGGCCGCCGCGAGGGCGGCTGCGCCGTAGCGCATGGCCCGCCCGAGGGCGGAGCGGCGGTGACGGTGCTGGCGGAGGGGGCCGTGGGAGGGGGTGGTGCGGCGGGACGTGACGGCCAGGGCCGCGCCGATGCCAAGGGCGGCCTGGGTGCCGGCGCAGAACGGGCAGTCGAGAGCGGAGACGAGGCGGTGGCGCCACGCCTGGGGCGGGGCGAGGTAGCCGAACGGGTGGCCCGGCTCGTGCCTGGAGGCCCACCGGTGCAGGGGGTCCGACAGGGCCCAGCCGCCCAGGACGTCGGTGGTGGCGAAGCGGGTGACGCGCAGCGCCGCGCCGGCGGTGAGCGCGGCGTCGAGGGCCAGCAGGGCCGCGTCGGTCAGGGCCTCGCCGGCCCTGGAACCGCGGGGGGTAGGGGCTGAAGGTGACATGTATGCTCCCATACAAAAGGTTGAGGGTGGCTTATATGTGCAGATTATAGGGGGGCCAAGCCCACCCCTCCCTATCGATCTCTCCGTGAACATCGAGAAACCCTATGGATGCGGACGTGGACGCTCGGCCGGGCACGGGTCGGTCGGCCCCATCGATCTGCCCCTCGCGGTAAGGGAGGCCTATGAGTGGACGGCCTTGCGCTCGCGGATCCTATGGACGAAGGGCGGCCGGCCAGACACCTCGTGCTCGTGCTCGTGCTGCACCAGCGCCTGCACGAAGGGGCTGCCTCGCGGTAGCTGCCCCGTCTGCCATCGATCCGCCCCGCCTGCCTGTATACACCGTACGCATCCAGCCGCCATCGCGCTCGCGGACTGCCACCTCTGAGCCCCCACGCTAGGACCTTAGTCCCTCGCCCCGCTACCGCGGCCGTGCCACCGGGCGCGCACGCACGCGGCCGTGCGCGCAGGCATATAGGCATCGCCTGCCCTGGCCTGGCCTGCCCTGGCCTGCCCCAGAACGAGGGGCCCGGGCCTGGCGTGGCCCGCGTCACCCGGCCCCGTCGAGCCCTCCCCACCACCGGGCTTGCACCCCCACCGTATGCCGGCATACAGTAGAGCCATGAGCACCTACACGAACCGCCCCAGCACCGACCGCCCGACCGCCACCTACCCGACCAACCCCTTCGCCGGCTGGCGCGACCGCACGCCTACCGGGCAGATGCCCCCCGTCGCCGCGGCCGCTCCCTCCCCGATCGAGCCCGAGCAGGCCGCCCCCGCCGAGACTCCCCTCCAGGACATGGGCCGCCCAGGCATCCTCGCCCGCCCCGCCATGGCGTGGCACCCCTCCCTCATGCAGCTCGCCATCGGCGCCGCCCTCGTGGTCGCCCTGCTCACCTCGTCGCAGCTCCTCGCCCTGGACGGCATCTACTCCGCCCGGCAGGCCGCGCTCAGGGAGTCCCGGCACGCCGCCACCGCCTCCGCCCCGCAGCAGGCCCCCTCCACCCCCACCCCGAAGCCGGCCTGGACCGTCCACGGCACCGACTCCCCCTACGACCGAACCGACCCTCTCGCGTCCCCGCTCGACCTGCCCCGCTGCACCACGTCGCCGGACACGCCCATGCCCTGTTTGGCCCACATTTCCAACGATTTCCACCACGTCACAGTGCTCGAGGAGGACGCCTCCCTGACCGGCCTGGACCGGCGGTAGCGCGCCATACGCCTCCCGATCCCGCCAGACCTACTCCTACGACCGCCCGCATCCTCCGCACGTTGCCGCGTTAGCACGTGTCAAGCTTCCTTTCCACCCAGCAGACAAGGACCTCACCATGACCTACCGCCCCTGCCCGTCCGACATCCTGTTCGCGATCCTGTCCGCCGCCCTCCTGCTGGCTGCCGCCCTCGTCGCAGGCGGCCTGGTGGCTCACCCGTTCGGCCCGTGAGCCCTGAGGTGCTCCTCAGGTCTCCTGGACCGAGGGCGTAGCGGGCACCGGCGAGCCCGGACCGGTCCGTGAGGCCGCAGGCCGAGCGGCACCCCGGTCCGCGGCGAACCGCCCCGCCCAGCCCTCCCCCGGTCGGAACGTGTATGCCATGGCTGCACCCGCCGGAGCCCCTAGGCGCAGGCGGTGTGCACCCTGGCATGCACAGCTCGCCGACCGGGGCCTACCGTCGTATGAAGCGAGTGCTCGAGGCGCGTGTATGCCATGGCTGCGCACCGGTTCGCACAGGGCCCCGCGAAGCGGTCGGGCCCGTAGCGAGCGGAGTGCACCCTGGCATGCACTGGCGTTCGAGGGCGCTCGCGCGCGACCGCGGCCGACCGGCAGGCCGCTAGGCCGGTCGGACGGGGGCAAGCAGGGTGCGGACCGCCCTCGCCGGCGGGGTCGGCACCGGCACCGCCTATCCCGCCATCTTGTGTGACCCGCTCCACCCCTAACCTATGAGACGGGTACGGGAGCGGCATACGGCTCACGGCTTGCCTAATTCCGTCCCGGTTTTCTCCGACCGTTGGTATTGCAACGAAAAGTCCGTTATGTATACATACATCTCTCCACTTTTCCGCTTGATCCCGCCGTCGCCGTCCTCAGCCCCTCAGCCCCGCCTCCCCGACGGGGTCCAAGGCGGTTGCCCGGCGTCCACGCGCCGCCGTCGCAGCGGTACGTAGGTACCTCGGCCCGGATCGGTACAGGTCGACCCTCGTCGGCGGGGCGTTCCTCCGAGCCGGGCCGACTGGCCGTCCGACCCTCTCCGACCCCCATCCCGCCTGAAGCGGTTCCCAGGGTTCTTTCAGGTTTCTCAGGGTTCTCCCAGGTTTCTCTCCCCCTGTACCTACAGGTATGTGAATGCCGTCACTCAAATTAATTTCTCAAAGTGACGTATGCCTGGTTGCATGAGATCTGGGTCACATGTAACTTATCATACACTTGCTACCGTCTAATGTATGCAGGGCATACGTACTTTCCGTTGGAATGGCGCGGTTGTATGCTAAGTTACATATTCTCTAATAGGCTTACTCCCCCCGTAGGGGGGAGTAAGCCATAGATATAGAAACTACCCGTGGCTGGCGCCACACTACGTTCCCAGGGTTCTCCCAGGGTCCGTCCACGCCGCTACCGCCGCCGACTTGCGTCCCGCCCCGTATGTCTGCATACTTCTACCCATGAGCAACCGCTACTCCCTCAGCCAGACCGACAGCCCTCGACCCGTCTACCGCGTCATCGACCACTCGCTCGACGACGAGCCGGCCCTGCACCCGGCCACCCTGCCCAGCGGCGCCCCGCACCCGCTGGCCGGCCGGCCCATCGACGTCGTCACCTCCCCGTCCCGCGCCTACAAGGTCCAGGGCGAGGGCCGGGCCCGGACCTGGGGCGAGATCGGCGGCTACTCCGTCGCCCGCATTGAGCAGGTCCCGGCCTGGGCATCGGCCCCCGCGAGCACGGTCCTGCGCGAGTACCCTCACGCCTTCGACGGGATCCCTGAGGAGCTGCTGGCCGGCGGCGGCCTGTCCGTACGGCCCTGGTTCGCGGTCCCGACCTCCTGGGACGACGTCCCCGAGGAGCGGCGCCCCGCCCCAGACTCCTCCGCCAGGGCCCTTCACCCGCACCAGATACTCCGCTGGCAGGACCGCTACGCGGTCTCCGCCGCTCACGCCCCGTCGTCCCGTCTCGCCTTTAGGCGCCTTCTGGACGCGCTGTAAGCCCCTCTGACGGCCTAACACCCTCGCCCCGGTACCTGCACCCAGGTACCGGGGCGCTGTGCCGTCTATGGCGCTCTGATGAGCTGCGAGAGGCGTGGCTGCTGCCGGCGGCCCCTCCACCCGCGTCGGCCCGGCCGAGCCGGCCTCCCCGGCGGGAGGCACGCCCTCTTCAGGCCGTGTAAGCCTCTCTGACGGCCTAACGGCCTAGCACCCGTATGACGGCCCTGCCCGGCCCTAAAAGTCCGTCAGTCAGGCTCCTAGACCCCTTCACGGGCACGTAAAGGCCCCGCCCACCTGATGAGGTGGGCGGGGCCGGTCGTCGAGCCGGGCCGGGCGTCCGGTCAGGCGGGCAGGGGTGCCTCGAAGTGCTGCACGAGGGCGTCCAGCACGTCGGCCATGCCTCCGGCCACCTCGCGGCCGCCGCGCTCGCGTCCGGTCATCCGGGCCACGATCCGGCCCCCCTCAATCCGCACGCGGGCCTGAAGCGGGCTGTGCTCCCTGATGAGGCCGATCCGGCCGGTGCGCCACTCGCTGACCCGGGTCAGGCCGAGGGAGGCGGAGGCGGT